TTATGACTTCGCGTTGTTTTCTGTAATCGGTGTGCGCAGCAGTTGCGGTTCGATGTTCTGAATCACGGCGGCTTTCGGCTGTTTCGCCACCTCTTCCAGCGCCTGCTGACACTCAACGGTCGGACGCGCCACTTTACGCAGAGTCATCCTGTCATAGCTCAGCTCGCCATTCTCCACGACCAGCGGCATCACCCGTACCTGACGCGTGACGTTGACATAATCGCCGCTTAACCGGGTCAGTTTGCCCGGCTTCGCAATCACCCGCATCCACTGGCGGCAGTCCAGCGTGCTGCCATCCGCATTGATGATCACACTGGCTATCGCCTTATCGCTGATCAGGCTGCTCTGTGGACCGACGGTTTGCCAGGTTCCCTGCAGATCAGCGGGCGCCGGCGTTTGCACCGCATTTTCATAATCGTTGATTTGTGCACAGCCACTCAGTGCCAGCGCGGCAATCAGCATCCACTTTTTCATGTTTAATCCCTAAGATCCCATCAATGGCGGCTACGTTATAATTTTTCCACCGCGTTGCGCAAGGTATCTGGGTGTTCAAACACCACGCAGACCCTGATTGCGCCAGAATTTATCCCGCAGTGAGCTCCACGGTCAGGTTTTTGACCGGAAGTTCAGAGGCTGAACTGATGCAAACTCCGTCTTTTGTCACGCCTGACAAGCGGAAGACAACCCGCTACACTGACGCGCTGCAACAGACTTTCAGGAATATGAATATGAAAACGCCAGAAGCCTACTATGCCCAGGCGCGCGAGATGTTTTTTACCGCGCATCCCGACTTTCAGTCTGCACTTGATGAATTAACGGAGAGCGACGCCCGTGCAGCTAACCTGTCACTGCGACAGCTGCGCGAATGGCATGCCGAACGCATCTATGCGGCCTTTTTGCGGCAGAAGAATCTGGATGGAATGATCTTTTCTATTCAGCTCGCTGAGCCGGATAAAGCGGTGGCGGCTGAAGCTATCGAGACTTATCTCAAATCTCATGCTGAGTCGCTGGGGATGAGCTGGGAAGAGTTTTGCATCAAAAACGAGCTTTAATCAGGGCCGCGCTGAAGTTGTATATTGCAAACACCTCCAACCAGTTCCGGCACTGCAGATAAAATTGTACTAACCGGGGGAAAGTGTATAACTTCGGCGTGCGACTCAGGTCGTGATTGTCCTTTAACGAATAGTGCTGATGCACTGCCTCTGCAGGTGTTGTCTCAATTCCACCTCCAGAGGCGAATTTTTTTATCCGCCCCTACCCTTCACCTTCCGTCGCTTTACCCTTTACTTCAACATAACTCGCTACCGCCAGCAGACGATTAATATGCGTCAGCAGCAGATCCACATCAGACTGCAGAAACTCGGTCGAAGATTGCGAAGCGGTAACAATGGCATCCTGCACCGTTTCTGAAATAGTCAGCGAGTTGTCCTGTTTCGCCTGCACCAGCAGCGCCGCAACCAGCAGGGACTGCGCTTCAAGCTGCGCCGTCAACTCTTTTGCATCGACGTCCATCTTTGCCAGTTTTAGCAGAATATCAATTACCAGTTGTCGCATCGCGGACCTCCTAAAAGTAAGCCGCCATTATGTCGCGATGCGTGCGCATTTTGCTAGTCGAAGATTGAGGTTTATGCGAGATAAAAATTTACACGAAATCAGGCGCGCTGCCTTGCTACTGTTTTTATTTACAGTATTATATGTCAGCGATTTTGCCCTGAATGGATTGCCATCATGTTTGTTGAGTTGATTTATGACAAGCGCAACGTTGCCGGTTTACCGGGTGCTCGCGAGATGATTCGTGAGGAGCTGGAAAAGCGGGTGCATCGGGTGTTCCCTGACATTGAAGTTAAGGTCAAGCCGATGGAACGTAACGCGATTGATACTGATTTGAGTAAGAACGATAAAGCGACGGTTGCGCGGATTGTTGAAGAGATGTTCGACGAAGCGGAAATGTGGCTGGTGGCCGATTAATCCCTTAACGGCCACCACATCAGTTAGCAGGAGATGACTTAGCTCTCCTGCTCGCTGTGATTAACTTCAATCTCGATGTCCTGAATCGCGGCATCCAGATCTTCCAGCAGTTTACCCTGCTTATTCAGCAACGCATCGATTCGGTCGGCGTTGGTCTTGTCTTTATACTCACCCGCATCAAACGCTAACCATTGGCTGGAAAGGGTTTCGGTGTTGGTCTGAGCATAGTGACGCATCTCTTTTAGCTGAGAAGTCACGTCACGCAGATATTCAGTTTTGGTCTTGGTTTCTGTTGAATCGCTCATGCTAAATTTCCTTCTGGTCATCTATCCAAAGTGAGTAGGCTTAGCGGTTCATCAACCGGCCAATCAGCGGGCCTGCATTCAGGTACAAAATGTTGCCCGGATATTTAAAACTAGTCGATAATAGCGAAGCCGCATTAAGAATAATCGGAAGTTATGGTTTATGACCGGATTTCACGGCTGGCACCTCACTCTCAGTGACGACCTCTTTGACTTTTATGACCGTTTTGTCGGCTATGCGATCCGGTATTGCATCCAGCTTGTGCTGTATTGCTGCAACCTGATCGGTCAGCAGCTCCACTCTGTCATCACGCCGCGCCGCAATTAAGCGGTAATCCGCCCGAATCTCCTCGACCCGCTTGTTTGCGGTGTTACTGACGTAGAGAAAAATGATCGTCATCAGGATGCAAATCATCGAACAGCTCAGCAATACGCAGCCGAGGATAACTTTGCGCCGGTAAGACATAGGTGCCTTAGTGCTATTAATCGTGGCCATCACTGCGATCCTCCAGAGTTGAGATAAGCCGATCAATCTCATTACGAAATTTATCGTTCTGATCGGTTTCGGTCATTGCCAGTAAAATCCCTACCGCATTCTTGATTAACCGAAGATCCGTTTCGAGTGTCGAGATACGCCGCAGATTCCTGTCGTGCCGTTCGCGTAATTCATCGTTCTCCTCCCGTATCAGCACGTTGCTCTCTTTCAGCAACACCACCTGCTCTTTGTAGCTGGTAATAATTTCGCCGCCGGCTCGATTACTGGTAACGATTGACGCAATTCCCGCCAATAACGGTTTCCAGAACAGTGCTGCTGCCCCCCCACCCAGAACTAACGCACCCATACTGGTAATCAGACTACTTTCCATGCCACACCCCTTTGTACGGTAAGGTCTCTGGAACTTACTGCGTGCTGCTTAGCCACGTCCCCCGCATGAAATTTAAGATTGCTTAAATACCAAGCTTAAGTATACTTAAGTCACTCTCAACCAAAAAGTCAAGCTTATGAAAAACGAAACGCTGGGTGACCGCATCCGACTCCGACGTAAATCGCTGCAGTTAACGCAGAAGCAATTGGCGCAACAGGTAAAAGTGTCCCATGTGGCGATTTCGCAATGGGAAAAAGAGGAGACGCTGCCGCGCGGTGAGAACCTGCTGCGGCTCGCTGAAGCGCTGGGCTGCGCACCGGCTTTTCTGATAGATGGGGATGGTCCTGTTTTCAGCGAAAGCGCCTGGAGTGGTCTGCACCAGATCCCACTGCTTGCACAGCGCGACGTGCCGCGATGGCTGAGCGAGGCCGGTTCCGTCCGGCATGAACTGCTGATGCACAACGACATGGCGCTTTCACAGCAGAGCTTTGCCATCCGGGTGGAAGAACAGGCGATGACGCCCGCGATTCTGCGGAATGATGTGGTGATCATCGATCCCACGCAGTCACCTCAGCCCGGCGACTGCGTGCTGGCATTGCAGCAACAGGTCGTGCTGCTACGCACCTGGCGTCAGCGCGGCAGTGAAAATGGCGTCATGCAGTTTGAACTGGCACCGGTCAATATCAATTTCCCTGAGCTGCAATCCAGCCGGGACAGCCTGAAGCTGATTGGTACGCTGGTGGAACTGCGACGATACCGCCAGCCATAAAAAAACCCGCCGTGCGCGGGTTCACTTTTCATCGTACAACAGTGGCTGAGTTTATAACCGGACAGTTACAGGGCATCGGTCAGTTGATCTACCACCACTTTGCCCTGCAAATCGGTCTGCATAATGCGGTAATTCACGGGCCATGAGCGGCGGGTACTGAGTTTATCGAACAGGGTTACGCCGCCTTTTTTAACTCCCTGGCTATTTACAATAATCCATTCGGTGACCTCTTCCTGACCACGATTTTTCAGGCTCAGCGAGCGTTGTTCGATTAACTGATCTTCAGCTTCAATCTTTAAATAGTCTCTTAACATAATTTCTATCTCCTGGTAACGCAGGCCACTATATGCCTTTTGCTAATCCGTTCAATCGAATTTATTTATCGATCTGTTTATCGACGGGAATGTGACCTGCCGCAAGCGACATGGCAGGTTTGTCCATTACTGCATCAGGGATTCCCGGTTAGCATGAACCTGCTGTACACACCCAAACATCGAAAAATGACGTGTTCAGTATGAGAGAAACTCCGATTAGCCCGCCGCTGGCGGGCTTTTTTTTCTTCTTTAATCCGCTGCGCATGCGGGATGTCAGTGCTGGTCTAAACTTAAGAGACTGGAATAAAAGGAGAGAGTTATGTTTAAGCACAATACGAATGAAGAACGTAAGAAAGAAGGTGATGTCAGCAAAAGCCTGCCGGAAGCCGCGCCAAACGCTGGTAATGCTTACGAGGAAGATGATCATCCTGCCACTGATGCGCCGAAAGATCATGGCGAAGTGCCGCGCAAAAATGATGACAGCCAGGATGACAAAAAAGATCCTTACAAGGCAAGCTGATGTGCGAGAGGCGCGCCCGCTGGGCGCGCTGGTCAGCGTTAAGATTTAATGAGATCGGCAAGCTGGTGCTGATTTTCAACCAGCCAGGCTGGAAAATGTTCGGATGTCACCGGCACGATCTCCATCCTTCGCGGACGGTTCCAGATATCAATATTGTTCTCAACGCAGCGCCGTATATGATCCGGATTGTTAAATTCGGGACAGTTACGTTCGGTATGAGAAATCGAAGACATTTTTTCACTGATGCGCTCATCGCTCATTACCCAGGAAAAATGCCATCCTCCATTCTTAATGATTTTTGTCCGGAAATTTAGCCACTTCCAGCGCAACCAGTTCTCGCGTATCGGTGTACCACGACGCTTAACATTGCGAAGCAATTCCGGTTGCCCCATAAAAAAGTCTCGCAGCGTTTTACAGGTCACCATTTTCGCCAAGGTGGCACAGCGCGGTGTGCCGTCGTCATTTAAAACCCGGACATTAAATTTAAAATTGAAATATTGCTGATGCAGCGTCGTGCAAAGATGCTGATGACTGAATGCTTTTATCGCCTCAGGCCGGGGAATTTCATCGACGTCTGACACAATAACAATATCATCATCCTGCGCGCCGGCCAGCCCTTGCATAATCTGATTACGTGCAGTGGCTTCATTTTCCCAGGGATCTGTCTCTCCCGCATTAACCAGAGAACTATTCGATTTAAAGGCTTCCTGATAAAATCTGGGCGCAATATCGTTAACAATATAAATAATTTTATCGCGGAAACGATCGAACTTCTTAATATCAAAATGAAGCTTTTCCCGGCGTTTTCCGGTAAAGGTATAGCGCGATTCCACAATGACAAACCGATCAACAACATGCTCAAGCGTGTTCAGACGCATCTCAAGCAAGATATCTTCATCGTAGTACAAAAAACAGTCATAAATCATAATATTCAGAGGCACTTAAGTAGTAAGGATTTTCATCAGGACACCTCAACATGCGTAACACAACAGAGGTATAACGCCTTTTACTGGGCCGGTTTTTAGTGAACCTGATGTGTGTGTAATGTACTGCGTAAAACTATCCATGTTTATAATAAACTGGCTAACAAAGGCTGCAGGCAATGATTTTCGGGCATCCACCTCAAAGCAGACTAACGATATGATGAGCAACCATTCAGAGTGATATTTACCTGACATTCACCTGACAACGGTTAACACCAGCAGACAGCATGAGTCACCTGATGCGGGCTACTGAGTTCCTGTCCGTTGCTTACATCATAATGCGTTGCGCAGAATGTTACATATAGTCCGTGACGCCAGCAATATTAAGCGCAGATTTTTGATTAAAATGAGCGATACGATCAATATCCGGATATTATTGGTCAACAAAATAACTATGATGGTTTAGTTAATGAAGAAGATCATTATTGCCCTGAGCATAAGTCTGATGGGCGGATGCGTAGATATGGGACGGGTTGGATTACACCCGACAACAAAAACCGCTTATTTCGATGCTCATCCTTTTCAGGTTGAATCCTGCCTTAACGTAGCGGCACAGGATCAAAGACTCTATCTGGAGCAGGATGAACCTCTGCCGGATGGCACGAAGCGATATAACCTTGAGCAGGATAATGAAACCGTGGCCTGGGTTGAAATTGCAAAGTTCAGCCATCATCAGACCAGTGCGACATTTTACTATGATCCAAAAGCATCAGATATCAGCACAGCAGTTTCAGGGATGATTGCGCGGTGCAAAACATCGAGTTAAATGCCGCGTCGGCATGGATGTGATGCAGGATGGACGACCAGAAGACAGAATAAGTTGTCAGGCCAGCCCGAGCACAAGCGCTGGCCTGACAATCTTTCGCACTCTTCTATTCTAAGGCTTTTATCACGCCCGCTTCCGGGCTATGCCATGTTCAGAAGTGGGCAGTCGAAGCTCAGCCTATTTAGCCGGTTCGCAATCATAAGCACCTCGTATGCGGATCTGACTCTGGCTGGTGCGGACGATTTCAGCTCTTAACAGCCCTTTACCCTCACGGTTCGTCAGTTCCATATCCACCATCCCCGGCGCTTTGCTGTTTTTCACCAGCAGTTTAACCGTCGCGTTGTCGTAATCGCCCTTCTCTTTCGCAAAGGTGACTTTCTGCGTTTTTGCACGTTCTCCATTCACCGAGAACCAGCCGCTCTTGTCAGGTTTAAGGTAGAACGGCCCGCACTGCGTGGCAGCAAAGGCTGGAAGAGATAAGCTGATTAACGATGCGATAAGGATAAGTTTTTTTAACATTGGGCTGGCGTCCTGCTGATAGGTGATGAGGGGGCGGGTCGTCTGCACCGAAGAGTGAGTTCCCTGCTGCACGGCTCGTAATAAAGAGCAGTATAGTCAATGACACCTGTATTATCGCCAGTACAGGGTCATAGACTCAGCAAAGGGATCGGCCTTGATGCTGGCAACGCACTACCCTAATCCACTGCCACGCAGGCGTGCCTTGTTCAGCGGAATCAGCTCACTAAACCTGCATATTCATAATTTCACTTTGAATATTTAGCATATCAGGTTGCTGTGCGTTGAGGCGTGGTTTTACAGAGACATACCGCAAGTCAAAAACTGCCGTAGTGGTGGTTTTGAGGTGATTTGCGGTATTTTTTTGTGCTACATGTGTGCTACGGCTAAATCGTAGGCCGCAGAGGCTCGTACACAGACAACACCTCGGCCGTGACTCTCCCTAGCACGATAATCCCTTCCAGTCCCTCTCCGTCGATCGTCTCACCGTCTGAGGTGATTATTCCCGTTCTGAACAATCTGCCCAGTTGCGGGAACTCGCCTATCTGGAATGCGACTTTGTCGCCCGGCAGTGGCTTCAGTGATTTATCTGCCAGCACAAACCCATCCGGCGTCTCAATCAGGATCATGTTGTTTCGGTGAGGCATCAGTACATCGTTCAGGTCGATGCGCCGCTCTATGTAATCGGACGCCGGTGATGGAAATCCCATAATTACCTCACGTATCCCATGTTGCGTAGCGACCACGTTTTATTCTCGCTTTCCTCTGTGGCCAGCTCGAAGAAGAAATTCTGGTAACGGCGAATCCACCGGTTGCACTCTGCCAGCGTCCACACGTGGTTCACGTCATCCAGCCGCTTCTGGAATGCCGCCGTGGTGACAATCTGCCTGCCCCGGCCGTCTTTTGTTATCGCTCCAGTAAACGCCGCGTGTATGTCACTCTCTCTCGCCATAATGAATCCTCCTCTGATAAATACTGTATAGATAAACAGTAATATCGATCGGTAGTTTTGATCAAGGCGGAGCGGTGGACAGATTTGTAAAGGGTCTGAGATGAAAGGGTTTTTTGTTGGCGCTGGCGGTGATGGGTGACTAATCTCAAATTACCCATCCCGCAGCCTGCTGAGACTGGCGCGGTCTGTAGCTGCCCCGTCGCCGGGGCTTTTTTATGTATGGCTATTTTCGGCATGTACGACCGCTCCTTTCGCTGGTTCTACATCCTTCGAATAGGGCTCAACAATTAAAATTGAACCCAAAAGAGTTAACTTACGGCAATGTGAGATCTCAAAAAGATTAAGTAAGAATTGCTAATGCTTTAATGATTTCATATTGTTGATAGTAATCATCTACTTCAAAGAACACGTCCATGCAAAAGAAGAAAATTGAGTTCATTCAGGCCTTAAGAGGAATTGCTTGCATGATGGTCGTGCTTTTTCATGGAAGCCGATTCATTAGCCCATATGGCACGGGCTTGGGATACAGCCTGCTTGGAGCAGCCGGTTCGCTTGGGGTTTGCTTATTCTTCATAATTAGTGGTTTTATCATGGTTGCAACCACTCAAAGTTCGAATATTGATTTAAAATATGTTATGGGTTTTTTTAAAAAAAGAATAGCTAGGATTTTTCCGACATATTTCATAGCAACCTTATCTATGATTATTTTGGTAAAGTATGGATTTTCTTTTTTCAGTAGCCATGAAAACATCGAGTGGCTGGCAAAAAGCTTTATTTTTACGCCAACTAATAAAGAAGATAGTCCGAGTTTTGGATTCCCTGTTTTAGATATAGGCTGGACGCTAAACTATGAAATTTATTTTTACCTTGTTTTTGGTGTGTCAATTCTGTTCAATACTTTTAGATGGTTAGCATTATATGTTTACTTATGCATAACTTTGATATTAATACCTATTTTATTTACTGGCAGATTCAGCATGGTATCGTATGATACTTATAACTTCAACTTTGGGTATGCAAACTTGATAACATCCCCTGCAATATGGCTTTTCATCGCAGGATCTATAATAGGGAATCTTTATTTTAACTTCAACCTGAGAATAAACAAAAAGACAAGCACTATAATTCTTGTCGTTTCATTATGCATAATGACCTTTCAGTATATAACAAAATTACGGACTGGCCATGGCGCTCTTGAGTGGGGGTTATCACTAATACCTTTTTTCTTTTCTATGTGCATGCTATGTAGAGAAATAAAAATTAAATTCAACAAGGCATTCATTTTTCTAGGCGAAATATCATTTTCTTTGTATCTATGGCATCCTTTATCACAAGAGCTTTTTCCTAAACTAACGTCGGGGACAGTCTTGCATTTTTTATCAACAGGAATACCTGCTTTAATATTCACTACTGGCATCGCAATACTTTTAGGATATATATCGTATTATGTATTTGAGAGCATATTATCTAATAAAATCAGAGATGCACTTTGTAATAAATTAAACGTTGCGACTCAGCCATGAGTCGCAATAATTTGATTAACACTTTTTTATTGTTTTATTCTCATAAGCCAAGGGGCTGAGCTTGCATTGAAGTCCACAGTAAAGGTACTTCCTGGAGGGAGCGTACCAATTACAAAGCTACCTTGATTGTATGTCGATCCAGATAAAGGCCAAACCTGTGTCCCATTCACTACTACACTAGTGATAGCGCCCCCAATCAAAGTGAGATGCTCCGGCCTGGCGCCTACAGTCCAAGACCTCGGAGTAACAGAACCTACATATGCCGCCCTTGTCTCCCCCCGAGCTTTATCTCCCTTGTTACCTTCAAAGTACATTCCTGCCTTTTCTGGCCCTGAGATGCCGTCTCCAGTAGCAGAAGCGAAGAAATTATCTGCCACCTGTAATTGACCTAAGTGATTAGTGACATCAACACACGCGCTTGAGGAGTCTCTGAAAGTATTAGCGCTGATAACGCTCTTGTTCGCACTGGAAGCAAACTGGACTGGAACCGTGCCCCCGATAACCATGTTCGATGTAAGGATAGTTCCCACACCGTTATCTTCTATGAAGACTTTATTTGGATAGGATTGATTAGATGAAATTATAGTGCTGTCACATCCTGAATCCAAATGTATATGTGGACTAGCGACAGAACCCGCAAACCAGTTTTCCGAGATTTGCATATTCTTGAAGTTAGCAACATATATGAAACTTTCTGCCACGGGGGAGTCGAAATCATTTTCTTGTATTTTACCTGAATATAAGCCACCAGATGTAGATTGACCAATTTCAAGAGGTATTTTTGAATGGCCATATAAGATATTCCTTCTTATGTACAACCCCTCTACAAAATCACTTACCGATATTGCTACAACGCCACGCTCTAGCCTGCAATCATAAATGGTTGTATCGACTGTCCTTAACGAGCCTGTGCCAGCACCGTTTAATTCTATATCCTTACCCGTGCAGTACGCTGACCTACAATTTAGAATTGATGTCACTATTCCATTGGTCACTTTTATCAAACCATAAGACTTATTATCGCCATAGGCATAACAATGCCGCACCGTCATATTACCTACATTCCTTGCATCGATTTGCTGTACTGTGGTGGTGACGGTGTTGATCATGGTAATATTTGATAATACTGGAGAATTTATCTGTGATTCCGTATAGCCTATTTTAAAATGGGGAGCATTGATTGTCTGTTTGATTTCAGAGCGACCGAAGTCGATTTCAACCTGCCTCTTAATAACTAAAGGTGATGAGATTTTATACTCTTTTTTCTTTGGTGAAGATGCACTGAGAACAACTCTTACCCCGCTATCTATGGCTGCCTGAATTGCAAGAGTATCATCAGCTAAACCATCACCTACCGCTCCAAAATCTTCAACCGTTATGAAATCCTGATTTTTATCGTGCTGAGTTCTTGGCACCGCCCCATTCAACGGTTGCTTCACTGCGACTAATGAATCACCAGCCCCATCTTGGGCGCTCGCTAAGACGGCCGCCCCCACACTTAGCCATTTTGATAATCCTATTCCACCACTGGATTGAGGTGTTGACCCGGGCGCGACCACTTTTGGCAGAGACCCATCCCACCGATAATATTCTCCCGAGCTTGTATCGCGAAGAACTTGGTTCGGCAATGAAATCGTGGCGCCTGTCTGAAATGAATCAACCGTAATGTAGCCGAACTGGGAAATAGCTTGCTGAGCCAGCCACCGAAGACCTTCAATGGTGTAGTGCCGGCCGCCAAACCTATCGATGTATTGTTTTTCAAGTGAGCTGACAAACTCATCAATCTTACCTGCGTTGAATTTCAAATCGCGAGGCGATTCACTTGGCACTGGCAGCTGTGTAGGTTGAGTAGCCATAATTTTTCCATAAAAAAGCCAGCTCTATGGCTGGCCTGATGTTGAGAGGGCGATTTTTAGGGGTAAATCAGATCGCTGTATTCAGCGAGGGTTAAAGCTGTTGTACCATCGCTATTGGGCTGCTTTTCGCTTATGACCCACTGAGTGGCATTAAGCTCTTCTGTGGTTGCGATTACATAACGCGAGGGAGACTGAACGTCATAGCCGTCAAAGATGTTCAGCGCCATCTGAGGGATAGCTGCGGTAAAACCAAAGGCTGTTTGTGGGTGAGGTGATGCCGGATAGCGAGCAGACGAGTTGCCAATGGAATCAGTAATGACCACATACATCGAGCCGGTGAAGTTGATTCGCTCGCTGGTTTCAAATGAATTCCCGCTGCGTGATACGATATATCCAGCCTGCTGATTGGTGTCGTAGGTGTCAGGAACCTGAGCCATATCTCCTACGTTAACCCATTCCCCATCTGCTAGAGCTGTAATAGCCATGCTCATCCGCGAATAAAGCAGCCGTCTGCACTCTTTCTGCGCCCGGTAATCAGCCTGAAAACCGTCACGCACATACATCATCTCGAACTTTTTAGCTTTGAGTGGCCGTCCTGTTTCGATATGATTATTTCTCACCCTATAGCGTATATAAGCCTGCTTGTTGGTGGTCGGATTACGGTACTGAACCTCAACTCCGTCATACCCGCCTGGCAGCGTCATGTCGTAGCTTAAAGAGTACCCTGCATCAACAGTATTGGATCGGTTGAAAACGGTTGCCGGCACAGTTCTTTTCGCGTCGAGCGTGAAAGAAAGCACGCTGTCATCCCAGTAAACACTAACCCCAGCCGCATCGCATATGGTCTCCATTCTCTGTCCCAGCGACACATCCTCATCATCAAATGTGTAGTCAAAATAACTAAGCCGCTGATCTCTGGCGTCGAGCTCTGCCTGTATCTGGTAGAGCCCATATATGTCGATTGAACTTTCAGGCTGACCGCCAATTACGAGCCAGTTGTGCAACGCAATATCTGCAAACTTTCGCGATGCCCTAATCGTGTAATCGACTTTCTGCGTACTCAGGTTGTACGTGATCACATGCCGGTTAATGAGGGCATTATATTTCCTGTCCCGCGCACTGGTGGCATTCTCAGTCTGCCTGACCGTAACGCGCACAAGTGTGTCACTGGGATAGCTGACATTGCTCCGCGTATTGACGCTATGAATTGCCTCAATCTTGAGCTTGCTGCTGTCACTGCTGTTATCTGTGCGCTGGAACGTCACCGCATAGCGTCCATATCCTGCGGCAGGTGTTAGCTTATCTGTGCGATAGAATGTGTCAGATGTAGACTGGTGAGGCGTAGTTTGTCGATAAAGGAACGTCTGAGTTGTTCCCGGCACCTGGACATTATCGTCATCGACTTTCCAGATCGTAACCTGCCAGTTGGTCTCGCTTTTACCACCCAATCCTGACTGCGTGTGCAGCCACAACTGCGAGGATTGTACCGGTGAAAAGAACGGGCCAATCGCCAGTGCCTGGTTGTCATTTAGAATGAACTTAATTGTGTTGATTGTTGCGGTAGATATGTATGAGGCGTTTGATCCTTCAATGCTGTCGATGACAAAATTGTAGTAATAAATCGGCGCTGTAACGGACCCGTTAGATGTCTGCGTGGCCGATATCAAATTGCCTGATAATGTGAAGTCCTGAGTAACATTCCCGCTAGCTGTTGGGTATGTAGCATTCACCACAAAGGATACGGCATGGGGTAGTGTCAGTCCCATGAAGTAGTCAAAGCTCGCTTGCTTAACAATCTTCATGAGAATCTGGCCGCCGGAGTAGCTTCCGCTTATCACTGTGGTAGCAGTGGCACTCTCAATAGGGAAATCCTCTGACTCGTTCTTACCGGGCACCTCCTGACCATCAACATCGTCAAACTGGTAACCTTCATTTATGGTGCCGATCACATCGCCCGGGTTATATACGGTGAACGACGCTCCAGCCATTGACCCGAGGTTGCTTTCCGAATATCTCACTGAGCTGACAGTGTATTTTCCAATACCAAAGTTCATGAACTCAGTCAGGTACTTTAAATTGTTCGTATATTCAAAGAGGGACTCCTGAATCAGGTCAGGAAATGCCCTGATCAGACCGTAATTATCAGGCTTGGCTTCTCCATTACGGGCAAGGTTAGTCTGACCCTTCAGGCTGTTGTTTGATGATGTTTTGCTTTGCCCGATATTTCCTGTTCCAGGCTGCTTGATGAGCCCACTCATGATTTTCTGAGTAAACTTTATCGGGTTGAAGTGCTCAAGCGGATTAAGGAGGGTTTTGGCTAGATCGCCTGATTTTGGCTGGTCGAAGATGATAACCCTGTCATCTTCTTGCAGGATGAAGCCGATATCGTCATCGTCCCGCAGTTCATGACCGTTAACGCTGATGCGTAGTTCGTTATGAAGATTCTGTCCTGCCAGCCACTCATTGAACGGCACACCTGCAGGGGCTTTAACTCTCTCTTTCGGCAGTCCCGGAACACGCTGAATCTGGACGATAGGCATACTGATAGAACTCCACGCGCGTGAATAGTTTTTGTATTGTTCGGATACTGTCTGAGCGCACATGCCCACTCTCTCCGCGACTGTGCAATGCACGCCCGTTAAGAGTCAGTCCGACGTGAACAGGCTGGCTGCCGTACCAGGCAATAAAAATTCCGTTGTCACTGAAGATATCCGTTTGCCGCCAGTAAACGACCTCGCCTGTAAAGCACGTCAGGAAGTCGGCGCCAGATTCGTAGTCAGGCTGATGATGAATCTCTACGCCCATCACATGGCGGTAGTAGAGAACTACCAGCGCCCAGCAGTCCATAGCCTCAAAGGTGCATGACCTGTCACGCCATGGAACTCCAGCCACCTTCTCAATGAACTCAGCTTTAAGCATTCTGTAATCCCGGAAATTCCTCTGGCGTGTAAAGCCGACCAACGTTGTTATTGAGCGGGTTTTTAAGCGTCAGCGTAACGGTCACATCGTTCTGATCCATGCTTACGTCATTGACGTAGAGGGTCCATGGCTTAAGTGGCGTGTTCATATCAGCCGAATCAAAACGCTGGTATGTGGCCGAGATTGGAGTGATGCGCGCATACCCCCGCCACAGCTTAAGTTGCTGCTTAAAGTCCTGCGCTAGCCGGCTGAATTTGACACTGCAATCAATAACAGGGGTGCTGCTCTGCTGGCTTTCGTTTATTTCCATGCGACATGGTGTATAGATTTGGCCAGCAAAGGTTTTGGGGAAAACCTGTTTGTCTACCAGCCTGATATAACCGAATGTCTGGTTATAGAACGTCAGCGTGTCGAACAGCACCCTATTTGGTCGCTGGCTCTTGAACTCTCTGAAACTTGGCATTAAGGCACCCTTGGTAATGATTCCTTATCCCGCCCGTCGGGATAACCAGTGACGACAATGTCCAGCCAACTACCCCATGGCGGCGGAAGCTCAACCAGGATGTCGTCGAATTCGTCATCTGAGTTATTCAGTTCTCTGGCTATTACGCTGCCCGTCCAAGTGAACGCAGACCCACTCTGGTTCCATGTTGGATAGGCGGTGAAATGAAGCTCCTGAACTTCCAGCCCTGAGTCGCCAGTCCCGGTCGATAGCCTCATGCTGAACCAATGATTGCCGTTATCCAGATAGTTAGGACTGCGCAACCACTGGTAAAAGGCACGGTGCTGATCACGTGTGAATATCCATGTCAGGCTGAATGAAGATTTGAGGTCGTCGGTAAGCTTCTGGAAGATTGGCGCACCAACCTGTGGCTGGTCAGTGCGGAACCCCGTATCACTGGTGAAATTTTTATTAGACTTCTGAGCCAGCGGGAGCCAGTCAGGATAATTAATAGCCATTATTCTGTAGCCCTCGCTGATGCTGTTGTGTTGCGGGTTATTGCCTGCCGGATTGGACCGCCCTGGTTCAGGTCTGCCACAATGACGTCTATTGTCAGCCCGCCACCTGTGTTATTGGCCTGCGCATCAACCGTGGCGCTGGTGTAGTTCTGTATGTTGATAACCACCCCGCCTGAGCTACCAGCTGATGACGTCATGTCCTTATTGCTTATCACTGAACCGTTATCGCCGGGGATCATGTATTGCTTACCACTGCTAGCCTGATAGATCTCAGGCATGCCGCCCTCACCTACCTGATACATGGAGCCTGCCGATACCGGGCCACCGTTCTTACGCTTGCCAGCTAACCCGCCGGCCAAAGCCATTCCCGCGATCAAAGCGCCGATACCAATGACCGCCGCGCCGCCAAAAGAGCCAATTGACGCAGCTGCTGCCGCTGGCAGCCATGCAACTGTGGTAGTTGCAGCTGATGCTGTACTGGCCGCAGTAGTAGTTGCAATCCCTGCGACCGAAGCAGATGTTGTCGCTGCAGTTGCTGAAATTTGCGCAGTTGAACCCATTACGGCCGATTTTACCCACTCCACGCCCATCTGAACGAAGGAGTTGATAAGGCTGTTAATGGCGTTGCTGGCTAGAGAAGACATGGCTTCCTGGGCGGTCATGCTACCTGTTACCATTCCTGTGAAGGCATTAGATGCATTGCCGGCCAAGGAATCAAATGACGCAGCTAAAGCCTCATTTCCTACACTCTGATTCCTCCAGATTTGCCACTGAGCAGCTATTCGCGCCTGTTCATACTGAGTGTTAGCGGCATTCATCAGCTCAATACCACGCTGGGTTATTTGTCCCTTTTGCGTTTCGAACTGCTGGATAAGAGCGAGCTTCTGCGCGTTCTCATTTGCCAATTGCTGTACAGGATCAACAGCTCCTGCAGCAGCCTGCTCTGGAGTTACGGCCTGATTAGCGCGGATCTTTGCGAGGTTAACCTGATGCTCCTGCTCAAGCCGCTCAGCGGTTTCGTTGTACTGCTCCTGGCTAATCTTTTTGGCAGAAAGGGCCGTTTGCAGGTCGCTTACATCCTGCTTATAACTTGCATTCTCTCTTGCTTCGGGCAGAAGCTTCTCAGCAGCGGCTTGGGCTTTAATGGCGTTAGCCTTATCCCATGCTGTTGCCGCGTCTTTCTCGACTTGAGCAATTTGCGCTGGCGTAGGGTTCGTTAGCTTTTGGCGAGCCTGCAATAAATAATTAGCACGTGAAAGATCACTGGTGGAATCAGCGGCCATCTCTGATTTTTGTCTGTATTGATCAAGCACCTGCGCATTATGCTCAGCTTGAGTTTCGGCCTTTTTACCGGCAGCTATGCCCGCCCGAGTTTCTTTATTTCGCTTCTCTTCGGCCTGCTGCAAGTCATATTGCGCTCCAGCAAGTTCTCCTGCGGCGTTAACCTGATTCTGGTTGCCACCTTTATCCGATGCCTCCATCCGAGCCTTGGTTACGGCGCGGAGGCGTTTGTCGGTTATAGCAAGAAGCGTGTTTTCATCAGCCAGATCTTTGTTATAGGCGTCTGCCTTGTCGCTGCGAGGAATTTGTAAGCTTGTAGAGTTGAACTTATCCTTTGCTCGACTGGCAAAGTCGATTGCATTGCCAAGCTGGCTCATAAGTCCTGCAGTCACCCCGGCCTGATCCCCATCACGCTTAAGCAGATCTATACCTTGGGCGAATTCACCGTTGAACTGTGCTCGTAAAATGCCCGCCTTACTGACTGTCTGACTGAGCCTGTTTTGAGCAGTCTCGTTCTGAGCCAGCAACTGGGTATGCTCACTCTGAGCATCAGCCAACTCAGAGAGCGTGACCTTATAGAGAAGGCTTCCCTCTTCAAGAGATCCGAGAGTGCGACGGAGCCGCGACTGCTGAAGTTCATTAGCCTCAAGCGTGGATTGGGTGTCTTTTAAGGCATCAGCCTGAGCACGGATTGATTTGCTGGCGTTGTCAATTTCAGCAGCAAGCTGAACCTGACTCATGCTTTTCATTTTGGCAATGACGCCATCGAGATTATCTGCCAGATCTATGGAGGCCTGCCTGGCTTGCATCATACTTTGATAAAGATAGATAAGCCCAGCCGCTGCTATCATCGCAAAGCCAGCTGGCCCACCAATCAGAGCAAGCGCGCCACTGGCAAGTGATTTAATAGTGGTCGTGGCCGTCACTGCTGCAGCGGTAGCTGTTCGCGTTGCGGCTGCCTGCTCAATCTGCGCCTCTGCGTATGCAGCAGATCGCTGGATAGCCACTGACTTTGCAGCATTGAGATTCTGCAGAGCAAAAGCTTCTGCCGAAGAGCCCTTAGCGACGTTGTACTCAGCCTGCGCAAGTGCCAGCGAAGACAGGGCGGCTTCTTTATCCAGCAGTGCCTTTCTGGCGACTACGGCAGCTGAAGTGGCAGTGGCTGCTGTGGATTGTGCGGTAGCTACCGATTGTGCTCTGGCTGCCAGTGCGTCATCTACTCTCGCTTTCGTTGCCATAGCCAGAGCGCCAGTAAATCTCCCGCCAAAGATTACTGCGGCAGCTGCAACTACGTTAGCGACAATATCTAAATTCTCGCTGAGAGAGATAACACCCTGATTGAAGATTTTTATAGATGTGCTGACGCTTGAGCTCTCACCTACAAATTTGGTGATATTGTTGGTTGCAACAGTAAATGCCTGACCCATAGTAAGCGCAGTGTTAGCGAACTCTTTTGCGATCGCATCGCTCTGTTTAAGCAGGCCATTAACAACAACTTCTGTGGTGAGCTTACCCTCTGCTGCCATCGCTCTAAGTTGGCCGATCGTGACTCCAAGTGAATCAGCCAAAGCAACGGCCAGGCGGCTTCCGTTCTCAGAAATGGAGTTAAACTCTTCGCCACGCAGAACGCCGGAGGCGAGCGCCTGAGAAAGCTGGGTCATTGTCGAGCTTGCTTCTTCGGTCGTTGCACCTGAGACAGCCAAGCCCTTGTTGATGGTCGTTGTGAGCTTAATGAGGTCGGCAGTGCTAGTACCTGCGCTTCTCGTAGATCGCTCCAGTCGACCATACAGCGTGGCGGTAGCCTCAATACTTGACCGTGTGTTCTGTGAGATATCGAAAACGCGCTGTGTTACATCAGCAAGCTGCTCATTAGCCCGGACAGAGTTCGCAAGTTTATTGCTAACCGTTACCCAGGCATTCCCATACTCCGCAACCTGCTGCACCGAGATGGCGGCTGAAAGGGCTGTAGCCACCCTGGTTAATGATGAAAACGACTTTTCAGCATTCCCAGCCGATCTGGCTGTGCTATTAAAGCCTTGGTCTAACTTGCTAAGGCGATCATTTACCTGCCGCTGCCCTTCGATAAGTCTGGCGACATTCATTTCAATCTCATAAACGATGTTGCCAACCTGCTGCTCGCCTGCCATTCGCTTTTCTCCGGGCGTAAAAAAACCCCGCCGGAGCGAGGTTTTGGTTATTTGTTATCTTTTACTTAACTTCGACTAAGTATCCAAGTCCGTAAATTAGAGTTGCGTCATACATCACGCCATGATCATAGATGAATCTACTAGGCTGATATCCGGTATAGCCACCATAGGAATTTTTTGCATTAGTCATGACTGGAACTGCCCAGCCATATCTAACCAAACCGCCTCCTGAAATATTATTTTGGCTGTATGCTTTGTAAGGAGCCCCTATTTCGATTTTGGCGCTATAGGGGTCTAGTAGCTTAGAGCTTACATATTTAACGATTTGGTCTTTATAATCCGCTGGTAGTTCACCATAACTGGCGCTCATTATCTGTTGCTGTGATGGCGCAGGAGGAAAATCAGTCAACTTCGGACCTGCTGAGCAACCCGCGAGTAAGAAAGCCAAGCCTATACTGCCAACCAACCTCTTCATATCCCTATCCCCAAAGTAAAAGATGGGATAAATCCTAGCCGGGATGCATCGCAATAGAAAGCAACATAATGACGGTTTAGCATTAGATCTATAGTAAAAACCCGCCGATTGGCGGGTTCTATTACTGAACTGGAAGCTTGAGTTTAGAGATTATCGCTAGTCTGTTTTGATAATGGTCAGGGTCGCCCCATAGCCATTGCTCATAACGGCCCACATCATCGTCATTTTTAATCTCTTTGAGTTCGCACGTTACCATATCGTAAGCATAGACTTTTAAGCCGTATTGCAACGCATCATACATCCTAGCCTGCCAGAAAGACATTCCATCATGCGTCTGGTTCATGTCAGATACGATAACATCGTATTTCTCTAACAGATAGCTAAGGAAAATGGTGCCAGCCAGATCATGTAACTCTTTCCTATGCTTTGGCTTCTGAGTGCGCCAAACAAGTACTTGTGTTACAGGCCTACAATTTAAGAACGTATCCGGCTGTATCATAACTCTGTTGTAATAAGCTACATCTTCAGAGACATCATTGATCAGGGCCAGTTCAAAATGATTTTGGCTAAGACGGTCAGTGAGTCGGTTGTCAACCCTGACAATCCGGTATCCTGGAGAAAGGGTCACCCCTAAAATATCAACCTCAACACCGCGTGAAAGTGCTGAATAAAGGGTACTGTTATCCGAACTTTCGTTCAAATGAACGAAAATTTCGTTAACCTTTACAGCATCTACCAGTTTTGTTGGCATGAATGCACCCTTTTTTAATATAAAAATACTGTTGTATTGACGCCTACGTCAGTTTAGGGCCTTAATCATTTTTGATCAACCGGTATTAACAGCGTTAACTTATCAGGCTTACGAAGCTTCATTTGTTCGATTTTGCTAAACGACTAGCCTTTCTCGCCAAGTAATCATCTGCAACCTGATCGTACTCTTCCCGCGTGAATCCCTTCTGGTCAGGGTATTTAGCTGCAAGCATGTGCTGAAACTCGGTCATCGTTAATTGCTCGGCTTCCGAGCGCGTCATGCTGAAATGATTGCGGGCCGCGCTGACGTAGTCAAAGGCATTAAACTCTGTCGTTGCCTTGCCGCTTTCGTGGCGCTGTAACTGGCGAACCTTTGCCTTACCGATGATGCCATGTGTTATGAGTGACTGTGCGATTAGCAGCAGCTCAAAGTCACCCATTAGCCCCATACGTCGCTTAAATGGCCTGCCCTTGGTTCTGGCCGGACGGAGCTCACCGATAAGATCAGACAAATCACCCTCACAGCATGCCTGCATTACAGTCATGGCAGCCATAAGCGCCCGCTTTCCATAACTGCAGCTGCGGATGTGCTCGATTAGCCAGGCTGGAACGTGCCCATATGCGGCAGTTGCGCGCTCTATAAGCGGTGTCAGCTCATCGTGGTGCAGGTCTGCAAAGGTCTGAACAATCTCCTGCGGCTCACCGATTCGGCTCATTGCTGCAAATGACGGGCGGAAGAAATACTCATCCTCACCGGCCGTGATGAGGCATTCACCAATCTCTTTATACGGCGTCATGTGTTCTCCATAATCATTATCAAGGGCTGAAACCAGCCCTTTGGAATGGTTACGAGGCAGTAACCGTTACAGTTGTGGTGCCTGTGAAATTGCCGTCGTTCGACTTGAAGGTTATCGTCGCTGTGCCGGCGGCCACACCAGTAACCAGGCCGGTGCTCCTGACGGTTGCTTTCGTAGCATCTGAGGTTGTCCATGTGCCGGACTTGTCAGTTGCATCAGCCGGTAACACCGTGCCAGTCAGCTGGCGAGTTGCCCCTACTACGACGGAGGTAGTCGCTGGAGTTACGGTAACGCCTGTAGCAGGAACGCTGTCATCTGTATCTACCACCTGGATGGTATCGGCTGCCGCCACCTTAAACTCGGTGGAGAAAGTGATGATGTCGTTAGTGCCGCCGTCAGAACTCAGTGCGTTGATCAGCATGTACCCTTGGAAGGTGATCGGCCCGAACTCCATGCGAACCCACAGAGTAGGCTGGCGCGCTGCCTGAATTTCAGTGTTGAAATACTTAATCAGGCGACCAACACCATACTGGTCCAACTTATCGTTACGGCGCACCTCTCCCTCAAATGAGATAGTGAAGTCAGCGTTGGTAACGATGTTCTCTACATAACCTTTGGTGTCATCGGCATCTGACGTCACGCTGTTGGGCGAGAAGTCGAAACCTTTACTGGTACCTGCAGCCAGAGCCTTCCACTCTGACTCCTGCGGTACTGTATCGGCGCAACCATCAGCTACTTCGAGCACAATGGCGCGGCCAAACAACTTTGTGTTGTCCGTTGGGCAATTTGCTGCCATGGGTAATTCCTCTTTTGATTAACTTTCGCCGTAAGAACAGGCAAATTGCAGGCGCCAGACCATACGCCCCTCTGCCGTGGGGATTGGTGATGGTATGCCACCCATATTGGTGATTTGGCCGACGCAGGGGTCGCTGATAGGGTTTTGCTGCACGTAGTCGATGATGGCCTGCACGTCAGACTCTGACTTTGCGTAATCTCCTGCAGACTTGCCGGTGATCAGGTCAACAAGCACGTAATGGTCAGAGCCGATATCTCTGTCTACCGGAGAGCCGCCATTGGGCCGGAGCACGATGAACCGCTGCTTAAGGTCACCTGTATCAGTCCAGATGAGTGACTGAACCGTGTATCCGGAAGTCAGACCGGAACCGATAAGCAGATTTTTAACGCGCTGATGCATCGGAGGATTCACAGGCTCATCTCCTTTTTAATGGTGCGGTCGATGATGTCGCGGGTATCCTCGAAGCCTTTGGTCAAAAACTCCTTCTGGGCTGTCGCCCTGCGGAAGGTCTGAGGCACATTAGGGTCATGGACGTAAACCGCATAGTTAGCCGAGTAGCCCACGCGCCCCGTCATCCTCGTACCTTTGATGTCGAGCTCTCGATACTGACTGTTGATGAGCGTGGATGTGTCTATAGGCGTGTACAGCGCCGCCTGTGACGAGCCGATGATTAATGCGCTCTGAATAGCCCTGACAGCCTTCCTGCCCTGAATGTCGCCAATCAGTGCGTTTAGGTTCTGCTGGGCCTGACGGATGCCACGGACCTTTACTCCCATATCAGCCCCCCGTCAGAATTGCATAATCATCAGTCAGCCGCTCAAAGGTGTCTGCATAGCGAATTGCCTGCATCACCTCATCAGCGCCTGCTGCGATCGGGTCAGGGTTACTCGAAGCACCAATCAGGATGTAATCACCAGTATCTGCCAGCGCGTACTCCGTCCATAGGGTGTTCTTTACCACCTTCTCGCCGCCTATCGCCCCTAACCGCTTGCTCAACCCACCCTGATAGTCGCATGCAATTATCAGCGGTTCAGACCAACCAAGAGAATCGCCGTACTCATCCAGCCCCAAAGGCTTCCAGATGGTCGCCTGAGCCGTGTATGACCAACTGGCTAAAGATGACATGTCATTTCCTCCAGCTAGTCACAGTGGCATTCTGAGCGGCAATACGGGGGCAGGCAATCACCCACTCACCGCTGCTGTTCACATAGCCGGTCGTTTCCCGGTTATTTGAGGTTCTAACCCAGACGCGCTCGAATGGCTTTGGCGGTTGTGTTGAAGGTAGCCATTTCATTGTCTCCCACCACACATGCATCCGCCCTTGGCGATCCAGATGCCTGCAAAGGACTGCTGAGTTGGGTCGGCGGGTATCAATGCAGTGGCGCACCCGTTTTTGTCGAGACCACGCAGAAGTCCGAGTGAGCCCTTCCAGCGATCGGCGAATGAACCGTACCGGAATGACCTCGACGCACCTGATGGGGCTGACTGAGAGCTGATGTATTTATCGCCCTGCCCCAGCCCCATCAGTCCTAACAGGTACATCTGAATGAGCAATGCAGTGGCTGGCGGGTAGTTAGCATCCAGACATTCCTGAATGCTGTTTGCCTGCTCAACAAGCGCCATGAGAATGAAATCTGGCAGCGTAATACCCTGGCTCATCAGATACTCTTTTGCCTGCTCCTGGGTAACCATGAGTACCTCTCAGCCCTGCCGGAACAGGGCATAAAAAAACCGCCAGCGCGGCGGTTGTTATTCAGCGGTCGGGAAAAGCTTTTCCAGCTCACCGTCCGGCAGCAGCTCTGCCAGCTTGTCAGCGCCGAGATTGCCTTTGTACTCAATACCCAGCTCATCCAGCCGCTTGGTGATCGCATCTTTGCGGGCCTGCTTGTCTGATGTGGCATTAGGCGTTGCCGGAACCAGCTCAGCCGATGCTTTGCCGGAAAGTTTGCGGACGTGTGATTTAAGTGACGGATGCAGTTTTTCCAACTGCACCACTGCGCCCTTTTCCACGCCGTGCCACGGATTAATTACTTCGTATTTCTCAGCCATGATTGCTCCTTATGCGAGGTTCGCGCCGTAGACCACACCAGACAGACCTTCGCCGTCCTTCTTAATCTGCAAACCTTCAGCAGACATGATCTGGAAGTTGTAATTGCTCTGCGGCATTGGGCGCGGCAGCGGAACAGTACCAACAGCCATACCAACCAGCGGAGAAATGACGTCCTGACGGCGCTGGTAGCCGAAGAATTCATTGCCGGTAAGTGCGAAGGTCGGCGTGATTTCTCTGGCAGGAATGAATTTAGCGATCGCATCCAACACGGTGCCGTTTACAAAGGCATTCGAGCCGCTGCCAACTTCAATGGTGTAAGGCCGGGACATGTTCGCCCAGATATCTGCGCTCACCCACAACTTGTCATAAGCGGCAACTTTGTTGCGGCGGGCATTGAGACCAAAGGCACCAGTTGGACCAAAGAAGGCCAGCATCTGGGCAGGGGTAGCCGTAGTCAGATCGATATTTGCACCGCCAGCGCCGCTTCCAAGGTTAATCTTGGATGTGTTGCGGTGGTTGCGAATGCCCTGACCTTTCATGCCATCGACGGAGATTGCATCACTGCCATTAAGGTAGTAATCCACGCGCTTTTTATGGAACTTGCGCAGTTTGGCAGCCTGAGAATCAAGCGCCAGATCGATGCCGACGGTGCTCAGGCCAGCAGCATGACGCCAGTTGACGCCGTAGCCAGCAGTAAACACCGGGATAGGGTCACCATCACCATCGTAATCAGTGTGGTCGAATGAATATGGCGCCTGACCATCAATGCTGATGGATACGTCATCTGCGATGTCGCCTGATACGTTATACATCTTCGCAGTCTTGCCGATAGGAAGAACGGTCTGCACGCCCATCAGGTCGTTGATGATTTCCATGCCATCTTCCTGATCGCGCATCTGGATAATCTGGCGGTCAATCTCAGCCCAGAACTCGCGGGTAAAGCCGCCGATGGCATTCGCTGCCAGCATGTCATGCGTCATGCGCGTACGAAACGCGTTAACCATCATGTCGTGCTGAGCATTGAAGATGTCACGGTTCGCCCACAGCTCGTTCCAGTGTCCGCGCAGTCGGCTGTTAGCAGCCAGTGTTTCAGCGGTAAAATACATTCTTATTCTCCTGATTAAGCGCCAGCAGCTGCGGCAACGGTGCCGACGCGCATACGCACGCGGATGAGGTCGGTAGAGCTCGCAGCGATAGTCGCTTCATCCTGGCTGTAGCCGATAACCGAATCGGTATCAGATGTGGCTTTGGTGAACTGACCGTTCGTGCCGAGTTTGATCGGATCGTCTTTGCCGTAGGTGCCTGCAACGCACAGTAGCGCCAGCTCACGACCTTCTTCCACGTAGTTACCTACAGCGGAGTCGCCAGCCGGCACAGCTTCGGTGATTTTCAGCCCCTGATGGTAGGCAACGTCAATGATGTAGAGACGACCAGCCAGCGCGGTGGCCTGCGCAAACTCATTGTCGTCGTTGATGACAGCCGCAGTACCCGGCAGCAGAGCTGCAGCAGTTACGCGGGTTTCGGTCTTGTACAGAGACTGACCGTCGATATTAACGCGACGATAACGGGCCATTACGCAGCACCTCCGAAGTAAGCAGCCGGATCCGGTGCGCCGGTCACTGGTGGGTTTTTGGCACTGTTGGTGCCGATGTGGGTAGCTTCACCCAGAGACTTAAACATTGCGTCCAGTGCTTCGCCTGACAGTGCGTTAGCGACGATTTCGCCATGCACTGCGGCGACAGCATCACGCTTGGTTTTCTCTTCAGCGCGTGAGTTGGCGGTCAGTGAATCTGACAGCGTTTTCTGATTGGCCTGGATGCCTGCCAGCGCTTCAGTAATGGGCTTCAGTGACGCTTCATTGTTAGCAGCGATAGCGCCGCTGACGATAGTGCCAATCTGTTCCAGTTCTTCTTTGGTTAAAGGCATATCGCCCTCCGTTTGGTGGTTTGTTGCAGGAGCATCCTGCGGTGTGAAAAGGGATTTAACTTTGTTGGCTACGATGGCGACCCATGACTCCTGGCGGGCAACTTTTGAGCCGGTATCGTCAAAGGTGATCTTGCCGCCTTCGTTGGTGTAACCGTAAACCTGCGCATCGCCCCCGTTACGGATGACGATCGCCTGCGAATCGGTGAAGTCAGCAATCCACGCATAGTCATCCGGGCCGGTAGCAAACTTATCTCGGGCAGCCTGCTCAAGGCGGCGCTCGCGCTCGCGGTATGATTCGCCAATCAGCGCGCCAGAGTTGGATTGCAGTGTTTTCGCCTGGTCAGCGTTAACCATCAGGCCAACACCCTGCTCGGGCTGCGCTGCACCAACCTCATGCAGCAGAATGGCGTCGTGGTCCATCATGTTAATCTTCGCGACCCACTCGATGCCCTGCGCTTTCTGTTCTGCGCTGGATTCCAGTTGGTCGAGAAAGACAGCAACACTGGTGTGGATCGGCGGAACGTCATCGCCACGCTCAATAGCGGCAACGCGCTCAAGCAGCTCCCGTCCGCCTTTGCTCTGGTTCGCTACGGTGGTATCAACCCACTTCTCCGCATAAACGCGGTTGCCGGACTTCTTAACGTTGCGATTCCATGCGCCAATATGACCTGCGTTGATGCCTTCAGGTGAAAAGGCTGAGACAAACTGGCCGTCAACAGTCGGATGACCGAGCGGCGCCAGCGTGCCTTCCAGCCCCTGATAATGTGCGTCGATTTCAGATGCCGGATACAGGCCGCCGTTCATCACAACGTTGGCTGGCAGCGTGTAACTTGGCAGCACCAGATGCGGCCGACCGTTATATGTTTCACGGCGAATAGCCTGACTGTTCACCCTGGTGGTGACGTTGACCTGCATAGTCATGGTTATCTCTCGATTAAGCCGCGTGCTTATGGTCGCAGCAGTGATGTGATTTATTGGTTGCCATGCGTTTTCCCCATGTCTGGGTAAACTCTTTTTTGGCGATATCGATTACTGAGGAATTGAGCGGCACGCCCTTCGCATCAACCAGTACAGTGACCTGAGAGCATTTGCAGTTGATCGCATTGCCGTTGATGCTGTACCAGTCGCGGACACCTTCTGAGGTGTAGAGGTTGCCGTGGCGTAGTGCGTGGGTCCGGCGCGTTGTGGCGCTCAGGGCAGAAAGATGAAGCAGCATGACGTTCAGGCCCAAATCATCTTTGGCTGAATCATGCTCATCCCATCTGGCGCGCCGTAGTGCGGTGGTGATTTCCGTTCTGGCGATACGGTTAGCCCGCCCCTGCTCAATGCCTATCTGGTTACGCATTCGCCTGGCTATTTCTTTCGGATTCTGCCCGCGACCCATCCCATCAGTCAGGATTCGCGACAGGCCCTGCTTAACATCCGCAGCCAGTCCTTTCATCTCTTCAAAAGTGCGGGCTCTCACCAGAATTAACCGGCTTTGATAGGCATCACTGAGAAGGATGTCCTGCACACTGCCGCGATCTGCTTCGTACGCGGGAGATTGCTGAGACAGGTTGGCAAACTCCTGCGCCGTGCCTCGCCGATAAGATGGCGAAACATAATCCTGAAACAGCCACGGATTGAACTCACCGCCCTGCAGCAGGATTTCATCAACGAGGGCGTCGCCGTTCTGTAGAAGCATTGAAAGCAGAGTTGGGTCTAACTGGAAGGTGTAACGCTGGTTTACTGCTGGCTCTGCCGGGATGCGGTTAAGGAGCTCGATGTATCGTGTGCTGATTTGCTTAAGGCGCCTGCCGTATTCACGCATTGCGCCGCGTTCAAGACGGTCAACTCCGGTCGGGTCGAGCTTATTGGCCGGCAGTATCGCTGGCTTCGGCTTCCTCTTCAGTTTCGCCATCTTCCTCACTCTCCGGTAATGGCTCACTGCCGCACGGCTCATACCCTGCGGCCACGCGAATCTCATCCACAGTGAATACCTGCTCGCCAGAGGCCAGTGATGTCTGGTTGATGTTGCTCATCTTCACTGCGCTATCCAGCTTGTCCGATGGAGATTGCTCGTTGAGCTCATCCCACACGATGCTGAGCTTAGCCACCGGCTTGATAATCTGCAGGTAGGTAAGCTTGTCGACCATATCTTCGGCATCGAATGATAGGTCGCCGCGGCGTGACTGGCAGCGGCCGTTGAAGTAAATTTGGTCTTCTGTGCTGGCGCGTTCGCCAGACTGATTGCCGACGATGATGCGTGATGGGATGTCTACTGATGCACTGAAGGTCTTCAGATTTACGTCATAGGTTGGCGAAGGGTCAGAGACGGCGTTCACCATCGATGTGACCTGTGCGCCCTGCGTAATCAGCAGCGTGTCATTGCCGCGGTTAATCTCTCTGGCAGCTTCGTTATATCGCTCCTGTAGCTCATCAACCGTCACGCCGTACATTGAGGCCAGATTGTTAAAATCGACCTCTTTGTCGAAGTTGATATTCTGCTGACGTGCTGCGTTTTTCAGAAATGATTCGCCCGAACCACCTTCGACTTTCTCCAGGCTGACGCAGGCGTTGTACCCCGGCTCAAGAAAGCCGATAGCATCCTCTGACATGTCGCCGATAATCAGCACGCGGTCTGGATGGATATTGCGTTGCGCCGTGCTGCCATCAGTAAGCGATTCGGTGTACTGCCACATGGTTATGGTGCCGGAATTGTCACGGCTGCCAACTTTTAGCGCGCTGGCCCATACAGGTGTAATCTTCTGCAGCGCCTTTCCTTTGACGACTGGCTCATCCCATTTTCTGCTGTCTTTAACGTGCAGCAGGATGCCAGCCCAGCGGCCAACCAATCGTCGTTTGTCAGCTTCAGCAAATGCTCGCCAGAAGCGATGTGTGAACACCTGATTACTGGCCTTCTCCCATGCAGTCAGGTCGCGTGATTCGTCAGACTGCTCACCCTCGATCACCTGAGGGTTAGTTTTCCAGCAGTTTGAAACCAGTTTATTAACCGCGCCGTGAGCAATACCGCCGCGACGGTAGAGCTTGTGCAGGTCATCGAATGTCAGGCCTTCTTTGAAGCCGTATTCGCACCATGCGCTCTCACGCTTCGCATCCAGCCCCATGCCAGGGTTAAATGCCATGGCGCGCACACGGGCAAGCCTGACGTCATTCAGCGCGTGATTGACGGCGAGCGTTAATTTGTCAGTCATGGTTTGTCCGTTGGTGGGAATGATTGAGAGGCCCAATAAGGGCCTGCAGAAAACCTTATATGGAGGGGTATTTTCTTAAATCATTTGCGTATTTTTTTGCAGCCTTGATGGCTAATTTAATAGCCTCAGCTACTGCAGTTTCATAAACCTTTTCATCGCATGACAAGGGAAGTTGAAAGGGTTGCAATCCTTCAGCCACCAGTCCATCTTCAAACGTAATTACTGTCTTAGCTAAGAGGTTTGCGTTAGTGGACGAACAGAAGATGGTAATAATTTCGGTATTAGTTTCGGTATATTTACGAGACATAGTTATATTCCTACGCGGTTTCTAAAGGCGTATATTATAACTTCATTTTCCTTGCAAACGCTTAGGGATCATCATTCCAGCCACCTGGCTCTTGCGTTTAATGTGTCCATCAAGTCCGTAGCGAATCCCGTCCCAGCAGTGCTCGAATCCGTCAGCCAGTTTTGGCAGCACCTCACCAGTAATGCGATCTGTTTTGTAAGACCACATGCGGGCCTCACGCGCCACGTTCTTGCAACGGGGATGGATGATGATTTCGTCAAAGCCGCGAAGGTAAGCAATGCCATCCTCAACGCTACCCTGCCACTTTTCAGCAGCTGAGATTTTGAAGCCCTGACGCCTGAGATAACTGATCGTTTCTGGTCGCGCAGAATCTGCTTTGATAGGCCATTCACGCGAGCCGGGTATGGTGTCGTATAAAGCTGGCATGTGATCCAGCTCGGTCTGCTGACCATAGGCCTCATACTCGATGTAAAGCCGGTTATGCAGAATGAATGATCGGGTTAGTGTGTTCGGGTCCTTGGCGAAGCCGAAGTCAGCACCGAAGAAAAGGCGCTCGGCCTCTTTCCACAAATTATCAGAGAATTCAGCAATACGATATTTGCCAGCAAGCACCTGCTTATCTGAGTTCTCCAGATAGGCGCCTTCCCATACCCACGCATAAGTTGATGGGTCGAGTCGGCGCTCATCGTTCAGGCGCTCGCCTTCCAGCACATCAGGAAACCACGGGTTGTCGGTGTAATTCATCTCGACAGTTACGCAGTCATCACCCATCTCTTTGCGAAAGCGCTTATCAGTGGCGCTGCCGTCGCGTTCCGGGTTCCATGTCACCCAAATCTCTGAGCCCTCTTCACGTACGGTAGGGCTAAGCTTCTGCCAGGCGATCTCGCTCACCGATTCAGCTTCATCAACCCAGCACAGCAGAATGCGTGCTTTTGACTTGATACTGTCGAGGTTATGACGCAGACCGGCGAAAACGTATGTCACGGTTTTGTCGATGGTGCGAATGTATTTCTCGCCAATATCGAAGTTTGAAGCCAGCCATGGCACCGAAAGAATCGCCTGCTTAACTTCCTGCATGCTCGACTCTTCGAGCGAGTTCATAAACTCACGTGCGCAGAGGATTACGCCGCTCTCTCCATTCATCATTGACTGGTACGCCTTCACAGCCGTCATCAGAGCAAACGTGCGCGTCTTTGCGCTACCGCGTCCACCATGTGAGCAGCGATAACGCTTACCGACTGCAGTGAACAGTGGTGCAAGCTTGGCAGGGATCGGGAGCTGAACGGCATCACTCATGATTTGGGCTCAACAGGCAGCAACTGGATAGTTGTAGGCTTAGTCGCCATGGTGCCATCAGATGATCTGTGGTCGATTTCCTGGCTGACTTTGTCGCCGTACTTCTTCGGGTTCATTCGGGCTAGCGCCCATTTACGCGTATCGATGCGCAGGCGTGCTTTGCCAACCGCAGCTGCTTCTTCAGCAACCTCATCGGCAATGTCGAACATCTCTTCGAAGATTGCGTCGGCGCGCGTCTCAGTGGCTTTCGCGTATTGGTCGCGAAACTCATCATGCTGAACCAGCCAGCGGAATACGGTTGCCTTATTCGGCATCCCGGGCCGCTCACAAACCTTGCGCAGGCTTTCACCATCGGCAAGCAGTGAACAGATGTCAGCAGCCACCTCTGGTAGATACTCCGAAGGGCGTCCAGTTTTCTGCTTGGTCGCCATAAATTTTCCTTTAGTTTTGTGTCTAAACGATCAATATTATTCTAAGAGCCTAGGCTTGGTTACAAAACAGCATTGATTTGCGGAAGAGCACCTAAGCTCGGCCACAGATTATCTCACTTTAATCTATACCAGAGGTTTCAGAATGAGCGTCAAGGATGAATTATTACCTGATTATACTGGCAGCAGAATAACAGTTATCGCTTTGTGTGTAATTGTATACGCGGTCGGCCTTTATTTTGCCATTACAAGATTCGCATTAAACTCAAATCTAGCAATCGCCTGCCTTTTAAGCTCACTCGGCGCACTGCAGGTAATTATGTCTAACTTCAAAATTAATAGCCGTAAAAAAATCTGGATATCAGCGGCTCTTGGTGTTTTACCAGGAGTACTTTCAGCTTTATTCCTGCTTTAAAAAAAAGACCCAGCCATTTTGGTAGAAAAATGCCGCTGTATTTTTGAGATGACAAATATTGACAACTAAATCAATATTACCACACCTTATTTTGATACAACCCCACCTTCTTTTAAAAGGAATTTAAGGAGTATTTATGAGCAATTCAAATCCTAATACATATCGGCTAGTCGTTTTTAGTCGCGAGCAAAATAGAGCTTTACTTGATTTAAGATCTAATACTCCATTTGGTGCAATCAGCCGAGGGGATTCAATCAATGTTCAAGATATGCGAGGTGACGAGGCTGAGTCTATCTGCACATCATCAGGTCACTACGCTACTGTAACTAATGTTGAACATCGAGTCACTCAGGGACCTTTTGGTGACATTAGTCATACAACTAAGATCACTCTTGATAACAGTAATACAGACTTTGGGTGATTATGCCACAAGGGTGATTAAGGTCACCCTTGTTAATCTCTGTAAATGTTAAATATCAGAGCCCCAGAGATAGCTAACATTGCCAACCTTTTTTATAACTTCTTAGCTTACATGCTTGATTGCAAACTCTACTCGAATGGCCGCTTGCGTGGCGTTCAAATCGATGAGGTACTCGCGACAGAACATCTCTTGTTTGTCGGTGAGTGCCATTGTTTATCTCAAAGAAGGATTGAAGGATGAGTTCAAAACAAATTTATTACAAAGTTAAAGGTCATGATGATGAGACTTTCATATTCTTAGATCGGCATGATGATGGCAGTTACTCGGTTCGAACTGGTCGTTCAATTCCAGTTAGTCACTTCAAATGGGAAGAGGAGACAAGCACTCAATCAGTAGAGGAGTTTCTTGCTAGCGAGCCAGATTATAGGGAAAAGGTTCAGCAATTAATTTCTGAGTTCGAAAGCGAGAGCAATCAGTAAGTAAGCGGTCAGCCACTGATCACCATTTTCAATCCCTAAACTTTTGTTTCAGGAATTGCCACTGGCATATATTCCATCTTCAACACATCGTCAGGCGCCAGATATACCCAGGCGCCAACTTCCTGAGCGATACCGATGAATCCGTTCACGATTTCCGGCTGTGACCGGTTCATCAGGCCGACATGCGTTTCACCGGATTTAGTGGTTTCGTGATGCAATAGGTGTCAGACATACAGGCTCCAATAAAAAACCTCCCGAAAGAGGTTAGTTGTCAGGGTGGGATTCGAGCCCACGTTCTTGCAGTATTGGCCACGTGCACCACTGTTTGATGTAGCTCATGTCACGCTTTGTCCCGTCAGAGTTTTCACTCGGCCATCTCGCGCACCTGACTCGAAGATCATAACTCAGCTTGATGAGGCATCAAAGAACGGTAAGCCGACTCGATGGCCTCCCAGTCTGGTTTGGTCATAAAATTCCTAGATGAATTAAAGATTAAATGAGATTTGCCGTTATTCTAAGAAAGGAGATATCAATATGACTAAATGCTACCTATGTGGGAGAGCGGCTACTTTAATTTGCAATCCTACAGCTACAAGCTCATTCATAGATTGTGCTTACTGTATGAATTACATTATTGAGGGCAAATTAACCAGCTTGTCTCAGAAGGTTAGAAACAGCGCAGCAAAGTATTCGCACAACCACTACCGTTATCCCGGCGAAACATTGAAGTTTTATCAAATAACTCGAACGTACAAGGAATGCCCTGATCACATCTATATGCTTAGCTGTAGGGTAAAGAAGCCTTGAAACCTCCTGTTTTTTAAGGCATTAGTTAATAATATTGCACTGGTAACTCTTCCAGATACAAGTATTCCTTTTAGCTCGACGATGCGCTCGCGACAGAATAATTTAAGCAACTTAAGTCTAGTCGTTTATGTAGAAAACGGAATGAAGCACAACGGAGATACACGATGAGCATTCTGAATAGCTTCAAAATACCACACGCCTTGCCAAAGGATTCAGCCTCTGATCTATGGCAACTCCAGTTACTGTTAGACCAGTATGCCCAAGAGCTTTTTGGTCCGAGAAGCTCCCAAAAAATGCTCTATAAACCAACCTTCAGTATAAATGAGGGGGAGCAGCCACATGTTATCAACTCAAAAAGTGAAGATGGTGGATGGGCTCAGTTAAGCATGAATGCATCCACATACTGGCCAACGACGGTTTATGAATTAGCTCACGAGACCGTCCATCTTCTAGATCCGAGACCAGCACCGCCTTACGGCAAAGGGTCAAACTGGCTTGAAGAGGGAGTTGCCGTAGAGTTCTCTTTGCATTGCGCGCGGATAATTTGCGGGGCAACCCCGCCTGTCGGAAGCAAAAAATACAACAAAGCAAGAAATTTAGCCCTAAAAATTGGGAAGGAAAATTTCTTTGAAAAGTGTAAGAAACTCCGTGAGGAATGCGGTCATTTTGCTGACACAACTATTGATGCCATTAAATTGCATTCGCCTAAGTGTGATGATACAGCAGTTAAAAAACTGATCGAACGCTTCGATGATTCCAAATTGATTGACGAATAGCCCATCGCGTTTAGTAGATGGAGATTATTTCAGGCACTGCTCGCGCACATACGCTTGCAGACCTGTCAGTTGTTTAGTGACGACTTCGATTCGCTCTCTGAGGGTGAAATAATCCCGTTGAGCGGCGTCAGTAAGTCGGGCGCTGGCTGCATCATCCACGCCGGTGGTGCCGGAGGCGTTACCTTTCGGGCAGATTGCGTTGAGGCGCAGCCCGCATTTACCAGAACTAACGCACTGCTGAAGAGAATCAAGCTTAGCTTTGGCATCTGCCAGCTCCTTGGTGTATTTCGCATCAAGCGCGTCCACATCACGCTGTCTCGTCTGCATATCAGTGATGGTGTCATTAGCCAGCTTTAGGCTGCTGCTTGCCGTGTCACGCTGCGCCTTGTAGTCAATGGCATTGCCTCGGTAATAAAGCGCGAATGCTACTGAGGTGGCTAGTAGCAGCAGAACCAGCAGGATGAGTGCAGTGATCGCTTTAGCCTTTAAGGTCATCGACACTCTCCGCCAGACACAATGAGCGCTCCATGTCTCGCCGGTTCATCAACCCGCGCCACTTCATACCACCGGCATATACCCAACGGCGCAATTCCTCACACGCACCCTCATGATCACCCGCGTTGAGCTTCTTCAGTAAAGTGGATTTTGAAAAGGCGCTGGTGCCTACGTTGTAAGTGAAGCTGTAAAGCGCTGCTCGCGGATATTCACCGAGCGGGACTTTAACCAGTGAATCGACTGTCTTTTTAACGGGCTTCAGGTCATTCCACATCAGGCGATCACATTCGCGGTCGGTATACTTCCTACCTTTGATGATGTCGGTGCCGGTGTGTCCGTCGCAGACAGTCCAGACGCCTGCCACATCCTTGTAAGGCTCGTACACCCTGCCCTCTACCCCATCCTTTCCGCCGAGGAACACCGTAGCGATAGCCATAGCTCCGCCACCCGCGACAGCAATAAGCTTATTGCGCAGGCTGTTTGACATAGCCATGGGTTAATCCTCGTTTATGGCTGGGGCAGTGGGCCAGCGCTGAAGGGCTTTGATTTGTGCCAGCGTAGCCTTTCGTTTGTAATACCAGTTGATTCCGAGCGTGAACAGCGCGACCAGAATACCGGCCAGGACGCCAACAGCACTCCATTCATCGGGACTCAGCCTGGTCAGCAGACCGTTAGCAATTGTCCCGGCAGATGCGCCGTATGCCGCGCCTGATGCCAGTTTGCTCATATCGATACTCATATCACCTCCGTGATTACGGGCGGTGCTGTAGGTAGTCAGAAGAAAAGATCGCCCGATGCCACACAGGAAAAGGTGAAAGTCGATGTTGATTGGCAGGGGCGAAAAACGAAAAAAGGCCAGCTCTTAGGCTGACCATTTAAATAGTTTAGTAACGTTACTTATCCGCTATAGGGTATGCGGTGAATTTTATCCCTTGTAGGGGATAGAAATAAAAAAGCCCTCGCAGTTGGTGAGACCACAGGGCGTTTTGACTATAACAAATCGATGGAACTGACTGGATTAAGTTATCGCGTTAAACAACAGCGCGCAACTTCAACTGTTAGGAATCATATCCCCAGCTTCGGGAAAAGTAAATAGCCCACGATAAAATAATGAGCTATTTCTAATTGCGCTATCGAGTAACCTGATTCAGGGCGGCATTAGCCCATGATTCCTCCATCTCAATCTTGCCGATCAGCCCATCATAGAACGGCTTGACCGACTTCTTCCAAGTATCGAGCGATATCGCAGCGGTAATTCCTTCGATAGTGCGATGAACATCAGTGGACGGGATGCGCTCATACCCTCGCCCGCAGCAACGCTTACAATCCCCTATGACCGGCACGCCCTGCTCTTCAGTCAGCTTGCGATCAACCGCCCGTCCTCTGCCGTTGCAATCACGACACGCTGATGACACGACGCCCTTCCCGTTGCAGGCCTTGCAGAGCACGCGCTCAGTATCTTTAACCTGATAGCTCAAATTCTGTTGCAGGGCTTCATCCAGCCGCTTTATCTCCGTTACGTTATCCGGGCGCTGAGTACCGAACCTGGACTTTGTAGTGAAGACGTCAGCCTCAATGAATCCTTTCGCCTGGCAGCATTCGCATGGTTTGACGCTGGCGGCGCTGCGGCAATAATCCATGTAGGCATAAGTTGCGAGCGTTTGCATAACCGCTGTCTTAATATCGGTGTCTAGCTTGCGCAAGGCGGCAACCTTATCGCAGGTACTCAATGCATATTCAGTTAATAACGATACGGCGCGTCGGGCGTCGTTATCGCTCACTCCAACCTTACCCATGAACGCACTATAGCCCAGCGGTGCCCGGCTCTGAGTCATTCCCATGGCAGCCATGTAGTCAGTGCCTGATAGCGCATCTGTAGCTGTAGCAGGCGGCATACCCGCAAAGCTCGCTGTTTTTGGAAAATGATATTTTACTGTCGCTTCAAGGCTCATGGTGTTTCGCTCCTTTGTTTGATCAGCTCTCTGGTTTTCTGCCGGTAGTGCGCAGCCAGCTCCTGTAGCTCTTCCCGCGTCCACTTCTTCTGCTCATGCTGACCTATCAGGCGATCAAAAGCGGCCTGACCGATTTTCTTAATCAGGTTAGGCGTGTAGTTTTCAATGTTGCCGGAGAGGTGCTGGTTGCAGGGTACGCACTGCTTATGGCAGTTGGTTTCTTCGTAGCGTGTAGCCGGTGAAGCGCCGCGAGTTCGATAGTGCCCGGCGTCATATTTTCCTTCGTGGAATCGTCCGCAGCTGATGCACGGATCGGCGGCATCACGAGTGCGGATATATTCGTTGAAGGCTGACTGGGTTTGCTTATGGAAGTGACTGAGGGGCTTTACTGCTAACTTGCGGATTTTGGTGTGGCGCTTTTCCTGCTGAGCTTCATCTTTTCGCCGTCGCTCTGCTTCCTGTATCGCCTTATGCCGGTCCTTCTCTCTCTTTGCCAGTGCTATCACGGTTCCGCATTCTGGTGAGCACCACGTTTGATTTGAGAAACCCGGATGAAACCATTCTCGACAGTCCGCATTCTTACATCTTCGCCTGACTTTTCTCATCGCTCCCTCCGTGCATTCTGATGTTGTCGTCTTGCATCCAGCCGGCGCAGCAGCGGACGCAGGCATATGTCTCGTCCGTAGCCAGCGGTATGCCACAGCCAGCGCAGTTGATAGCAGGTATATCGCCATGCGGCATGAATTGGCAGATAGTCGAGATGCTCGTAATACCAGATATCCTCTTCGCAGATTTCACAGCTAACTCCGAACCGGTGTTTATCTTCACTGGTCAGCACAGTACTGCAGCTACAACAACGCTTACGCCCAGCATTTGTTCTCATAAGTTTTGTCTCTTTGTGGTTCGCGATTACCTTCAGGCAACAGCGCGCTAACCAGCCATAAACGGGGATCGGCGGCGAGTGTCTTTTGGGTATGAATGTTGCGGACGTTGTAACGGGAAATGAGTTCGTTTGCAGTGTCTGTATCTACAGGGTCATGGGTGAACCATGTTTTCTTCATTGCTTTTCCTTTTGTGAAGCCCACGATCGCCCTGACTGACCATCAACACACCATTGACTACGACGTGATACCGGCAGTTAAAGTCTCGGGCATATTTCCTGACAGTTGTGCGAGTGGATTTGATCGCTCGGCCAACTGCTGTTTGGTTTCCTCGGGTCTCAATGAGCAACTGAGGAATGGAGGTAACCTGTGGTGTCATGCTGTACTCCCGAATCTTCCAGCCCATTCAGCTGCGCGCGCTGATTCATCGCTAAACCTGACGTTCTGCTCGGCACCGAATGCATGGATTAAGGTGATTAAATCTCGCATCTCACCGACGCGCATTTTGCTTGTTGACTGGCCCAGCACCACAAAGCCGCCATTGATACCCGGCACCGTCTCCTGTCCTTTCAGGCTGGCGCTGAAAATGTGTTTCCAGCTCTCAGGATCGAGCCTCTTCCCGTACCAGACCACCTGGCTCGATACGTCATGCAGGCAGGCCCAAAGCATGCGGTTTTGCGCAAGGCTTCTGGTGTCTTCCTGAATGGTTACCTGCAGAGGTTTGTCGGGATTGGCGGGGAGTTGCTGGATGGCGCTGATGCAGTTCTGCCGGATGTTGTTGTCTCTCAGTAGATAACGTTGCGTCTCCACTGCTACCTCCCTTCGATTGTCTCCACGTAGTCATGGATGTTGTCGGCTGCGGCGCTCAACAACAGGTCAATGCTCTGCTTACTGTGTCCGCCTTCACGAAGCATCTTGAGGGCTGTCAGTATCGCTGAGTGTGAGTCTTTGAGGGGTTGGTGCTTAGGTCTGAGAGGGATTACGTTATTCATGCGTCCTCCTATACAGCCAACTGCAGCTGCATGTTGAACCGGTCCCGTTGCTCGCAGTAATGCAGTGAGCCGGGGCTGTTGTGTGACTCGATACGTTCGACCATCAATGCAGCGCGGGTTTCTTTTGATGCAGGGGCGTACGCTCCTGACCATGCCTTATCGATACCAATGTTTCTGGCAACGTTAGTGCTGTCAGCGCTCGCCACCGGTAGTTTGGTGAAGATAAGTGGGTTAAGCATGCGCAGGCCGTGAAGCTTGGCGATGGGCTGGCCGTAATCGTCTGTAACGTGCCGGATCAGGTCCTTCATGCGCGCCACAGCAAGATTCGGACGCTTAACGTCATATTCTCCACAACTACCGATAGCCACTCTCGGGTACTTATTGCAAAGCCGGATGAATCGATCATCGCTCTCGTTCATGTGCCATACCGGTACGCCATAGAAATCACCGTGTGGCCACTCATCAAGCAATGCTTCGTTCTCTGCTTCTCCGCCGTCGATAACATCAGGGATGATGGCGAAATCGAAGCCGGGATGGTTTTTCCATCTAGCCACGAATTCGTAGTAATCCCTCCAGTCGATTTTGTTTCGTCCAGCTGCCTTCCAAGCTGTGAACGCACCGTTATCCAGAGCGAATGACTGACAGAACTCTGAGGCGAGATTTATTTGGCCGGCATGAGCAAAGGAGATGAAAGCATGCCGCCCTTTCCATGCCCGAATTGCGCAGGTGTCAGGCGTTATTGGTCCGCCGTGATAGTGGATCATGATCTTCTCCTTCCTTTTCAAACTCAGCATCGACTATCAGGTCATGTGCTTCGCGCGCCAGCATGTCGATAGCGTTCAGGTGCGCCCGGAACTGCTCCGGCTTCAGGTCGCGTTTCTTAGCCAGGTCGATGATTGCCAGCGTCATATTGCGGGCCTGACGCATCAGCGGTGGTGTAATTACCAGTTGAGTTACCTGTGTCATGCTGCGCTCTCCCTTCCCTCAAGCCAGAAGAAAAACGCCCGGTCTACCGTGGCATCCTGATAGCCGAGATGTGACCGGGTAAGGTTGTGTCTGTCACCGTGAACGCTGCGATACAGGCGCTCAAAGCGGATGCGGTTCATCTCAGTCATGGCGTCCACCTTTCAGACCAAAGCGGCGGCGAATGTCAGCAAGATGGTCCAGTGCTTTCTCGTTACCGGTCGGGATGTGCAGCTGGGGAATCTGCTTGCGCGGCGGCGGGATGATTTCACCAGCTTCGATGCGGCGGGACATCTTGCGTAGCTCGTCACCCAGGCGTTTGCGGCATTCAGAATCAGTCAGGTTGAACGAGCGCACCTGGTTGTAAACCGCTGTCACCATGTGGAAACACGCCGCGCTTTCCCAGGGGAAGTCCTCGCTACTGTCGTACATGCCCCGGTCGCGGCAGTACAGACGGAACGTGTCGTACAATGCTTCGTCTGACGGCAGGCCAGCGGCGCGATGTTCTCCCTGCTTACACCACTCGATAAACTGGCCGGGCGATGGCAGGAACGGCGAACCGCTGGCACGGGCCAGCTTCATGCCTGCTGACAACTGCTGCTTGTTGTGAATACCGTTCTCTGCAAAGGCGGCAATCCACTGGCGTTTCGCTGCTGCTTCATCGTTGGGGTTACGCCACGCAGTGCTGACCGATGCCGGGAATACCTGCTTCAGGTTCGAAAACAGAGCATCGACTAGGCGCTCAACGTCTTCATGCACTCCACGTTCAACCGGGCGCGGGCCATCTCCTGCAATGCGAGCCAGTGCACCTGCATCACGGTTTTGGATTGCTGATACGAGATTTCTCATAGGAATTCATTCTCCCAGGCGTCGCGGCTGTTCCAGTGCTGAGCGGGTTGCTGAGCTACTGCCTGCCGGTTACGCCCTGGCTGGCTCATCTGCGCACGGAGTGTGTCCCACTTGGCACGGAGTTTTGCAGGGCTGAGGATGTTGCTCTGCCAGAAGTGATCGGCGTTGGCCCACTGAAAGGTTTCGCAGATGTCATGATGCGTTACTTCAAGGGCGCCTCTCATCAGGCGGATGTCGTTAGCCCAGGCGGGCCAGTTGGGTTGCTGTGCTGTTGGGGTGACCATCTGCACTTTGCTGAATATCCACTTAGCTGCCTTCAGGTCATCAGCTGTTCCCCACTTGTCGCCTTTCGGTGAATGGGTCGCTGCTTCAGGCCGAATGACCGGGAGATTCTTCAAAGGTTTGTCGGAGGATTCGCCAGAATTCTCTGACGTAGTGTTTTTATTACTGTTCTTGTTCTTGTATTGGGTGGCTACCGTTTCCGGGAAGGTTTTTCCTGCTTTCGGGAAGGATTTTCCCGTTTTCGGGAGTTTTGTTCCCGGTTCCGGTTTATCTAAAACCCAGGCTGAAATCTCAGTGTTCACCCCTACAAGTTTCATCATTCCCTGCTTCTGGCTGAAGATGATTTTTCTTTCTGCCAGAGATTTGATGGCGTCCGAAACGTGCGTATCACTCAGGCCGGTTAAGCCTGCAATGACAGTGTTCGTTACCCTGTCCTGTTTTTTGTTCCATCCGTAGGTGAGCCATATCACCGCCTCGAAGCATTGCCACTCCCTGCCTGAAAGTCTCAGGCGAGGTTTAAGCTTCTGGATCTCGTTAGCGACTTTGGTATACCCGTTGGACAGGTCGGCCATATGACCTCCTGATTCCGCTGGTAATGGTTTGCGGCTGGAAAAGTCAACTCTCTGTACATTGCTGCTCATGCTGAGCCTCCAGCCATTGAGTGTGAATATCTTTAACAAGCGACACTGCTCCATCGCAGTCGATCACAACAGAGCAGCCGGATTGAGTGGTGATCTCCTTCAGCCGAGAAATACCTAATCTGATTAGAAAGTAGGCTGCTGATTTCTCTTCACCATAAACTCCATTTAGGCCTGCATCTGAGAGCTCGGATTCGACATCCATCTCATGTTGCTTAGAAAATGAAATCAGCGAAAAGCTCATTGCCAGCTCAGAACAATCAGCACTTCTTTCAGGCCCTACAGCGCTTTCCATCTCAGATAGAAGACTGTGTAGACCGGATTCATCTAACTTAAAGAATTCGCGCTTATTACTGACTCTCTCAGAAGCGAACAGCTCGTGAATAAGCTGCTCATCTGCTCGTGGCGAACGGGAGTGGTATGCCGCTTTCACTGTAAAAGGCTCAGGCACTCCGGTGGATCCAGATATCTCTTTCGCCCTAACATCAGGGCAATGGGTAGTCATTCCAATCTTAAAAATCCCCGGCATGCATCGATTCTCAAGGACATAGACGAAACCGTTCTGCCTGTAATCTTTTGGCACCTTCATCTCTGTCAGCACCTGGTATTCTTCATACTGCTGTGACATAATTACTCCTGTGAATTGATCCAGTCATTTCGCATCAGGCCTCGAAGCTGTTGACGCAGCTATTCGGGGCTTTTTCTTTGGTAAGTAACTGCTCAATACGCAACAACCTCTGAGCCACATCCGACTCCGGTGAAACCACATCCAGATAAGCCAGTGCCAGACTCATCATCTGGAAGAAGCTGTGACGCTGCTTTCCTGATGGACGCTTCATGCGGCTTACAGCTGCGTCGTCCAGGTCGAGTACCTTCGCCAGTGTTCCCTGTCCACGCTCAGCCAGTTTGTTCAGTAACTGGCTTTCAATCTCTCTCGCTTTTTTGCGATAGCTTGCAATTTCCATGATGTAAAATTCCTTTGTTGGTTAAGTAATTGCGTGACATTGCGGTGAGCAAGTCACTTCGGTTTAAAAGTTCCCCGCGTTGGCGGCGGGCTAGATTGTGTAAAGAGCGGTGATTTTTAAGCTGCCGTAGCGCGCTGTGGTGCAAAGACTAAGCTTTCCTTCTTCACCGGCGTGTAATCGGTGAATTTCTTTGTGGCTTCCTCAATTGCCTGGGCTTTACCTGGTGATGCTCGGCGGAATCCATATGCAATTTGGTCGAGGTAGCCAACGGATGTTTTCGCTAGTACAGCAAGGCTGATCCAGTCTTCAGCTGAAGATTCCTTGCGCCAGCGGAGCAGTTCATTACCCATTGGTGCCTCCTATTTAACTCCAAAGCTAATTTTAGCGTTATGCTAAATAACTAACAAGCAGTATTTAGCAAAATGCATATTTATCGAATTGCTAAATAGTGTGAGAATCAGGCCATGGAAAATAAAAGCGTCAGAAAAACCAATCTCAATAATCTCCTTAAGAGGCATCTTGAGAAGGATGGCAATACTAAGGCTGGATTCGCAGAGCTTTTGGGCATCAGTGCATCCCAATTTAGTCAGCTGCTTGGTGAGAATAGCGTTAGGAATATCGGGGATAAGATGGCGAGGAAAATTGAGGTGGCTTTAAAGCTGCCTAATGCCTGGCTTGACTCCATCCACGAAGATCAGCCACAGGTTGACGCCAACGTTTCAAATCCTCGGGACTACAAGCCGACTGCGCGCTACCCCGTTTTAAGCAAGGTTCAGGCTGGAGCATGGGATGAAGCCTGTGAACCCTATACGATTAAGGATGTCGATATGTGGCTTGAATCTGATGCGCATACGCAAGGAGATGCTTTCTGGCTAGAGGTTGAAGGCGACTCAATGACAGCTCCGATTGGGCTAAGCATCCCGGCAGGAACCTATGTTCTGTTTGATACAGGACGTGAAGCGGTGAACGGGAGCCTAGTAGTGGCGAAGCTCACCGATGACAACGAAGCTACATTCAAAAAGCTAATCATCGATGGCAGCCAGAAGTACCTGAAGGGGCTGAACCCTCAGTGGCCTATGGTGCCGGTTAACGGCAATTGTAAGGTGCTGGGTGTGGCGATTGAGACTAAGATGCGTCTCGTTTGAATTTAATGAACTTTAATTCACTTAAAATATGGATAGTATTACTTATGGATGAAGCTAATCAGCATCACAAGCGCATGTACTTAGAAGTCTCGCTTGGCCTGTAAAAAGCTACCTTAACAAGGGAAGAAAAGAATGAGCGCTGAAATTTTTGAACAAAAAAACGATGCTGAAATTGTTACTGCTAAAAGATTTATAGACTTTGTTAATGGATTTAACCGACCTCTTGTCTGCCAAGTTTGTGGTAGTCAGCAGTGGAGCGTTTTGGTCACAAATGAGATCAAAGTCAAAGATGATGAGCCAGAACATACGGTTATAGAAACAATCGGTTATGCAAAATTCAACAAAGCAGAGGATAGTGCTATCAACTACCCTGGTGGATTGCCGATAATTAGAATGACATGTGGCTCTTGCGGGCACTTATTGCTTTTCTCCTATAAAGCTGTTCGCAAAATGATCAGCGAAAAGGATGGAGAGTCAAAAGGTGAGTAGACCTTCATTCAGAGTTATTGACGGCCAAGCTGATGTTGATAAAGAAGACTTATATCCCCATAATGAAAACAAAGTGAACGCATTCGCAACAGACCAAAAGCGAGGCAATTTTACAGCAAAAGCATTAGGAGATGTCTCTATGTCAACACCTAGCAGAGAAGAGATCAATGCCCTACTTTTGGCTAATCAAGCAGAAGTAAAAGCTATCTCTGCTGAGATGCGGAGAGAGATGACTGAGTGGCGTGAGCAAATGCGTTCTGACATGCGTGATGTAAAAGATGCCATCAAATCTCAGCAGGGCTCACTTGATAAGCATTTCAGTGCTCAGGAATCAAAGTTGACGTCAGCACTTGATATTCAAGAGCTTAAATTCGAAAAATCCCTCACTGATGCAAAGCTAGACATTATCAAATGGGTGCTAGGCATACCGGCAATTGTTTTTACATTATATAAGTTTTATGGCGCTATGACAGGCACTCCATAACTAGATGCGCATACTGGCTTTTTAAGCCCGCATTACAAATAGCCCGCCACTGAGCGGGCTTTTTTGTACCTGCAGATCCCACTTCGAAAAAATAAATCCCCTTCTAAATCATTTAGCTAAATCCCATACTCAAATTATTTAGCATTTTGCTATTGCCATATATTTAGCATAACGCTAAATTAAATCTCATCAGCAGGACGCACTACTCACCAGGACGGTGATGCTCTTTAACAACATTGCAGCGCTGACAAAGCGCCAACTAACCAAACGAGATGAGTTTGGACTGTCTATCAACTCACCAGTCGACAGTACTAAAACCACCTCAGGAGGCAACCATGACAGTAATCACTTACGGCACATCGGTTAAAGAGAATGCCAAATTACGCCGCCATGCTCGTCGTCGTGCGGTGGCAATGGATCGTGAACGTATCGAATCAATTATCGACGCAGCTTTCGGCACTGAGCCAGAGGTTGTGGCGGTTGAGGTTAAGCACATCAGCCGCATCGAGAAGGCCTGCTCCTCCCCTTCTCTGCGTGACAGACATCAAGCAGAGCAGCCTTTACTGTGTAGTCGAAAATGGCATCACGTTCGGCCTGACGCAACACATGTAGTTAACGCCCGACAGAAAATTCGCGGAAAATCGATTCCACTCATTTAATTCCACGTTGATAACTGAGATGAAGCTGATACAGGTTACTGGCTTTAACCTGACACCCACATTGACAGCATATGGCACCATGTCGGGTCTGTTTAATTTCATCCCTAACGGTGAACTGAAACCGGCGCGCTCCACATTCAGGGCACCGAAACTTAACTCGGCCCATGAGGAGACTCCGTATGATTTTTTTAATGAATGCTAACTCTGTCACCTTTCTCAGTTTTAGCTACCAATATTTTCATCATAGCCTGCCTGATGCGATCATTTATTACGCATAATTTCGGGGAAGGTTAACAGCGCAAAAGATATTTTAAAGAGAAGCCCGCATGTTACGGGCTGGAAGGTATGGGTTAACTATTTTCAGGCAGAGGTTTATCTGGTGGAGAAGTGACACCCGAGAGTTCATTAAGCCCCTCATGGTCAATGTCCTTATCTGCGCTGTCTACAGCACGGGAAATATTAAGCAATTCCTGTAGTTCGCTTAAAAGTAGCGCTGCGTCGGATTTGAGCATCTCGTCTGAATCCGCGGAATCAATTACTGTATTGATGGCTTTGTTTGCACCTTCCATCATTTCGGTCACGCCACCCTGCTTGCTTGTAGCATGAATGAGCGCACTAATCAGCAGAGACTGGGCCTCAACGCGTGCTGTGAGTTGTTTCGTACTTGCATCTATTTGTGAGATTTTAGCAAGCATGCTCAGTACAACGTTTTTCATAGCGTCTCTCCCTGTAAAGAGGCGATCTTATAAAGCGAGTAAAGCGTTGAAAATATCAACATTCTGAAAGCTGACGACTTAAAAATAAGCCCCGTCAGGGCTTGTCACGACATACCATGGCGGTGTTTCGCACTATACGCTTTAGAGAGAATCGTTTCATCCTTCTGGCCTGCTCATCGCGGGCCATTTTTTTGACCCCAACCTAACCAATAGCAAGGAACCCACGATGAACTATGCCATCGCGGGCGGCGCCATCGTGGGCGCTGCTCAGCTAAACGAATCACTGCTCGACACCATCACCCGCCGCCTCCGCACTAGCTGGCGTAGCCTTATCAACACTCTTAATCAAAGAAGCCAGCCATGAACGCGCCGGCATCAGCAAAGCAGTATAAGAAGCAGCAAAGCGAGGTAGAACGCGAGCGCGAGATGCTGGAAAAAACGAAGGATTTCACCTTCATCAACATGATGCTGAAAAGCCTCGGCATGGGAGAGAAGAAATGAGACTCAGCAGAACAGCCCGGCATGAGGTTCAGGATATTGCTGAAAATCTGCCGGACAGTGAACTGGAGTTCATTGCCGCCGAAGTTGATGCGCGGATGAACCAGCACAAAACTAACCCGCTGATGCCAGCTCTGTGCGCCTTCCTGACGAAGCACTACGACTACCCGGCTATTGAGATGTTCGACGAAGACGACGAGCAGCACGAAGAGGCTGAGTCGTTTCTGCGTGAGGCTATGGTGAGGGTTGCGCGCCGTGAAGTGGCGATCGGGATTTACCGGAGCAAGCATGGAAATCAGGAGGTAGCGTAATGCAGCCTGGCATCTACTACGACATCAGCAACGAGGACTATCACGGCGGACCGGGCATCAGCAAATCACAGTTGGATGATATCGCTATTAACCCGGCCATATTCCAGTGGCGCCAGAAAGCTCCGGAAGATGATGAGAAGAAAGCCGCACTCGATATGGGAACAGCTCTGCACTGCCTGTTGCTGGAGCCTGAAGAGTTCGACAGGCGTTTCATCGTTGCTCCTGAGTTTAACCGCCGCACGACAGCCGGCAAGGAGGATGAAAAGCAGTTCCTGAAGGATTGTGCAAACAGTTGCATGACAGTAATGGATGCTGAGCAGGGGCGAAAGCTGAAACTGATGCGCGCCAGCGCCCTCGCCCACCCGGCGGCACGCTGGCTGCTTGAAGCTGAAGGCCATCAGGAAGCATCAATCTACTGGAACGACGAGCAGACCGGCGAGCTTTGCCGGATCCGCCCGGACAAGTTCCTGTCTGGCCAGCCCGTCATTGTCGACGTGAAGAAAGTGGCGGATATGTCCCGCTTCTCCCGCCACGTTGAAGAGTTCCGCTATCACGTTCAGGACGCCTATTACCGCGAGGGCTTCAGCAAGCACTTCGGTGAATATCCACTTTTTGTTTTCATCGCAGTCAGTGAGGCGATCGACTGCGGCCGGTACCCGGTGCGCACCTTCCAGCTTCAGGAGGACGATGTCGCCGTGGGCTACGACCTGTTCCGCCGCAACCTTGATACCTATCACGAATGCATGCTGTCCGGTAACTGGGGCGACATCGAAGAAATTACACGCCCGGACTGGGCCAAGAGAAAGGATTACGCATGAGCAACGATATCATCACCGCGCCAGTCAATGAGGCTGACACCAAGGCGGCAATCTTCAGCCCGAGCGGCCTGCAGAAGCTCCAGGCGTTTGCGGAAGTCATGGCACAGGGTAAAGCTACAGTTCCCGCTCATCTATCCGGTAAGCCAGCTGACTGCCTGGCGATCGCTTTACAGGCAGCTCAGTGGGGAATGAACCCTTACGCAGTGGCGCAGAAAACGCACCTGGTTAACGGCACGCTGGGATATGAGGCACAGCTGGTAAACGCAGTAATCACCAGCTCTACCGCTGTGCAGGGTCGTTTCAAATATGAATACGGCGGCGACTGGGGGAAATTCAAACCGGGCGCAGCTAACGCAGCAAATGAGCGCGGCCTGTCTGTGCGTGTGGGTGCAGTTCTGAAGGGTGAAACGGAAATCACCTGGGGTGAGCCGCTTTACATGGAGTATGTCACCACGCGCAACTCCCCTCTCTGGAAGACAGCACCAAAGCAGCAACTGGCATATCTGGCTGTTAAATACTGGGCGCGCCTCTACTGCCCTGACGTGATTCTCGGCGTCTACACGCCGGACGAATTCGAGCCAGCGCAGCGAGCGGAACGCGATGTAACACCGGCGCGCAGCCGTGCTGACCTGAACAACCTGATTAACAACAAGCCTGAAACACAGCAGCCTGAGCGCGAAATCAACGCGGCGACACATACAAATGCAGCAGCGCGCTCGCCGGAAGAGTTGCTTGCCGATTTCACCATCGCAGCCGCTGAAGCGGAAAACGTTGCGGGGCTGGACCGCTGTTATAAGTACGCGGCGCGCATGCTGGCAAGCGACGCTGAAACTCTCGAAAAGGCCACTGATGTTTATCTGCTTCGTAAGGCAGAAATTGAAGAGGCAATTGGCTAATTATCGGAGACTGCATGCAATCACCTGAATACCGGCGTCGCGGCAATCAGTTAACTCTTGGCCGTCGCTGGTCCCCCGATGAGATAGGCCTTCTGAAAGAACTCGCAGCAACCATCCCACCCAAACTTATAGCCCGACAACTCAACCGCTCATACGAATCCGTTCGCCAGCGCGCCAGTCGCAGCCGGATACGTTTTCTGGAAGAGCGTAGCAAAGCTAACGGTGGAACTAAGCCAAATTTATGACACAAATATACTGTATATATAGACAGTATTTTACTGTTCATAACAGGGCTGAGAGAGTAAGGTGTCAGAGTGAATTCACGGCCTAACTCATTCAACCAAAAGAGGATTTACTATGTCTCACACTGATCAAGAATTCGAAGACCTGCAAGATTTCAATACCCTGTATCGCTCTGCGATTCTGGACACCACCGAAGCCGTCGGCTGGGGTATCGAAATTCTGACCAAAGTTGTAGCGGCGATTAACGCAGGTACGGCTGGCTCCCTGTCTCCAGCCGATCAGTATCAGGCTAAGCAGACCCTGATGTATCTGAAAGGCCGCAAAGACGACAACGCCATGTTCCGCAAGCCTGGCGACCCGGTGCCGCGTACTTTTCAGCAGTACGAACACCCTTAACGGTTAATTCAGTCAACTGACTATTTTCAGGCCGATTTTTATCGGCCTTTTTAACCTCATTGAATTTTCTGATTTAAAGCTTTTAGAAGGATACCAAATATGACTACTGCAACTGACCTGGCGCAACAGGCGATCGATAGCATCAACGCACTTAAAGCGCTGGCTGAAAAAAATGGTGAAATCCCCGCTGATGTGCAGGCCCAACTGGACGACTATGCCAATCAGGTTGATAAACTGACCAGGCAGTTAGGCAGCGAGCAAGATACCCGTGAGGGTTATCGCGTCAATATTCTGATTGATGAAGAGCAAATTGGCCTAGCTCTAGAAATCATGAACAAAATCGAGGCTGGCCTGGACGATAAAACCATTCCACAGATGCCTACTACTTTACGACGCCAGCTTACTGAAACACTGGGGTATGTTACGAACCGGAAGGAAGAGATGCTTGTTTTCCGCAAAAAAGGTGACTCGGAACCTCGTTCGTACGAAGAGTACCGGATGGGAATTTAATCCCGTCTAATTCCTTATAAACAGCCGCCTTCGGGCGGTTTTTTGTTGCCTGTAGTCGCCAATGTCTGGCGCAATTGGCCACTTAGCGGCACATGAGAGGTAGATGAATCGCAGGAATATTAAACATATGACGTAGGCTTTTTGCCCTCATTCATCAGCATAGCTTACGAATATGCAGTCATTTTCTAGCAACATCTTCAACGCCTCATCAATAAAGACTTGATGCTGCTCACCTACGTGCTGAAGATGAGTGAAATAAGGCGATGAAAGCAACGCTCAGAGGATAAAGCGTGAAGCACAGTTGAAACCATTAACAGAATTTAAGCGGAGCGTGATCGAAAAGCAACGGCATAAACTCATCATACATGAGAGAAGACGGTTTGGGAAAAAGGCAGCTATAAACGTGAAAAAGCGCCGAAACTATGGCACTATACTAGAAAAAGTGAGCTGAATATTTATGAAATGTATTGATTTATTTGCTGGTGTAGGTGGCTTAAGTTTAGGCGCGGCCAGGGCAGGCTTCGAAGTTGCTGCTGCCGTTGAAACTGATTCTTTTGCCATCGAAACGCATGCTAGAAATTTCCGAACCTCAACTCATCTAAAAAATGATGTTACACAGATTCGAGGTAAGGAGCTTTTAAAAAAATTAAACACCAAATTTATAGATTGTTTAATTGGCGGCCCACCGTGTCAAGGTTTTAGTAGTATGGGTAAAAGGGATTTAGCTGATGTGAGAAATCAGCTTTATGTACATTTTTTTAGATTAGTAAATGAAATTCAACCAAATTTCTTTGTCGCTGAAAATGTCCCCGGAATAATGCATAGCAATTACTCCCCCTTACGCGAAGAGGCTTTTAATATTATTTCTGGTGATTATGAAATATTAGCACCATTAAAAATAAAAGCGTCTGATTACGGGGCTCCGACCATCAGAACAAGATATTTTTTTATTGGGTATCATAAGAGGCTTGGGAATGGAATACTTTCGGAATCAGACTTTTTAAATGGTGAAGGTATTGAAACTGTAAATGTTGGACAGGCTCTGCATGGATTACCTGATAAATTAGAAAGTCATTGGCTTACTGATGAGCACGAATGGAAAGAAATACTCAGGGATCGAAAAAGCTTTTTCTATGATCGATTATGGGGACATATACCTAAAGGAATAGGTGATAGTGAATCTATCGAGAAACTTCAATTTAACTTAGTTTCTGGCTTTCTGAGTACTAAACATACTCAGAGTGTTATAGATAGATATAAAGAGTTATCATATGGCATGCAAGATAAAATATCCAAGGCAACACGCTTAAATCCGGAGGGATATTGTCCGACCCTGCGCGCAGGAACAGCAAGTGATAAAGGAAGTTATCAAGCATTGAGACCCGTACACCCATACGAGAATCGCGTTATCACTATTAGAGAAGCAGCCCGTTTACAAGGCTTTCCCGATTGGTTTAGGTTTCATAAAACCAAATGGCATGGTTTTCGTCAAATTGGCAACAGCGTAAGCCCTTTAATTGCTGAGCACATGCTGCTGCCAATATCAAAACTTGGTAAATATTGATTAAGGAATAACCTTTGAGTACCAAGGCATCACCTTGTAATAATCAATAAAGTTTGTCATCTGCTTCTTGGCCTCACCAAGGTTACCCCCTATATAAAACCCGAGGCCACTAATTATTTGATCTGGGTTAGCTTTAGGTAGCATAGCTTCGATTGCTAGCCTCTCCTTTATAGACATATTTGGTATATTTATATTTTTAGGATTGGACCAGTCCTTGCTGTAGAAAGCCCAGTCTCCCAATTGTGTCGCAACCCTTTCTTTATCATCTTTATTTAAAATCATGGCTGTAGCAGTCAACATTGTCATACCATCGCTATATTCGAAGGCTGTTAATGGCTGTATAAAAAACTTATCTTTTCTGGTCAATCCAGCCTGAGCTGCTTTTTGGATGCATTTTAGCATAAGTTTTACATAACCCTTTGTGCTTACATCCTCCTCACTCAAGTTGTCAGGTAAGTGTCGCTCCTCAATGTGTTCGCTTAATTTTTTGAGTCTGAACTCTCGTAACTTCTGAGAATCTTCACAACTTCCAAGTTTAGCAACATGAGCATTTATGGTTATCTTAAAGATGTCGTTCTCAGCCAATTTAGTTATTAAAAAAGATAATTCATCAAGTTGCTCAGAAACACTTAAGGCTTCACTATAATCTAGCCAAATTATTGTAGGCGAATCAAACTCATGCTGATGAATAAATTCATTACCAGTTTGCACCTTCTCACCAATATCAATGCAGGAAACTGGCATGTTATAAGCCTGCCTTTTATGTGTGTTCTCAACCATTTCAATTGAAAACATTTTTTCAATCTGCAAAGCATTATGTATCTGCTTGAAATCTTCTAAGAAAGGGCCACCAAAACTAATATAAGAATAATCTTCAATTTTGACAAACTTATCAATTTTCCTAAGCAACTCAACGAAAAGGTTTCTTTCAATAGCTTTATTTGGCCTTAAATGATAGGCTATATTTGTCCCATTACTCATCTTTAGCCTTCTCCATAATTAAATCAAAACATTTCTTACCAACATCGGATGGTGAAATAGTTTCATCATCGAACAAATACAATGAAACTATTTTTATATCCTCTATCTTTTGATTAAATTTTATCTGTTTTACAGGATCAGTTACAGTTGGCATAGGTAAAGAAGGCTTATATACTTGACCACCAATTGACCTTCTCACTTGTGTCCATTTTTCTGAAGGAATTAATTCACCTATTTTACTTGAAGAAGCGTTTATGGTGTTAGAGGCAGAGGCATGCATTATACTCTTGCGATCACTTTCTTCTTTCCACTTGTTAGTGAACGAAGTAAATATTTTTAAAGCATCACGCATGAAATCTTTAACTGCTAAATAAACCTCTGAATTACCATCTATTCCTCTTTTTGTAGTAGTTATAGGTAAATTTTTAGCATTATCGGAAGTAAACCTTACTACCCCAGCGATACTAATGAATTGATTATGATAATTTGGTATACCAAGCTCACCCCAACCGGTTATACGACTTTTGTCAGCATATAAAACTACACGGTCATTACAAATGATAGTCCAACCTGCTTGTTCACTAGAATTTCTGCCATGAAGATTATCATTATCTTCATCTGTTGTTGATAAAGCGCGATAGAACCCAAGCATTAACTCTATATTTACATTATTGTAATTGTTTTTATAAACATACGGGACAATCCCTTTGTCGTTTTTAAATGCATCTTTATCAAAGATTAGGTTCGTGACTGACGGCCTTATGTCAACCCCATTTATTTTTACTTTAAAACCTTTATTTAAAATAACACCATAGTGATGTGAAATTTTTCTTCTAAGATTTACTTGAAAGTCTGCTTCATCTTCAAACTGAAATCTGACATTGTCATGAAGTTTATTAATAATTATTTTTGTTCCATGATGAGATAAGGCACCATCTAGATCTTCTAGTTCGAGATCCCACATGTCATCTGACTTAAGCCACTCAGGGGATATTCTCACAACAAATTCGTCATCGCCGTTTTTTGTGATGACTTGCGATTGGGCACCCATTTTAAATAATGCTCTTTTCATTCCGATACCATAAATACCTACAGTAGGCAGGTTTTCTTGATCTCGCTCTTCTGGTCTGCCTAGGCGAAAAGCATATCGACGGGCTAATTCTCTAGGGATGCCCCCACAATTATCTTCAATGACAAAATTTTCAGAGTTCATTGTAATATGTGCATAAAAGCCCTCATAAATCTTAGAGTCATCTTTAACATCCTTTCTATTATTGGTAGATAAGCGCATCGCTCCATCAAGGCAGTTATCAAGTAGATCTAAAATGGAGTCATCTAATTCAATATCTCTAGTAAGCATTTCTACAAAAAATCTTTTTGCGGGATATGCTAGTACTTTATTCTCATCCATATTTTCTATCCATTATAAAAGTGGGGAATTTTATATTATTAACTCGGCATTTATAACCAACATCCCAACAAGAACATAGTAACCTAGGGAATAATTTCTATCTTGAATCAATCTTGATTGGTGAACTAATCAAATCTTAATAAGAACTTATCAATGACACTGGTAAATATCAACACATTTGAAAGATGGGTGATGCTTTTCATGATCATAAGTCAACCACTCCTCTCAACAGTGCCTTGCAAGTTAGCTGAATGGCCGACAACTCTAACAAACCCATAACAATGGGTTTGATTATTATTAATCTGGCCATTTCTATTTATATCGTGTTGGCTACCAAAGGAGTAGATATGGAAAACGTTGTTCAGCTGATGCCGAGCAAGTGGGTATCTGAATCTGTGCTGATGATCATCACCGGCATGAAGAAAAACACCATCAAAACTGCCCGCGAAGTTTCATGGATGGAGGGTCGCGAATACAAGCACGTTTCGCCCGATGGCGCGCCGCGTGATAACAGCATGTGCTTTTACGACTGGAAGGCGATCGAGAAGTGGATTGATAACCAGCCGGCAGCGATTGCCAGGAAGAAATCTGCTTAAATGCAGATCCATTTCAACAGGAGAAGGCGTATGTCTGGATATCCGACAGGAGTGGCTCCCAACAAGAACCACCTTCGAATCTGGTTCATGTATGAGGGGCAAAGGCGATGGGAGGCGATCGGCGTACCCGATACACCCAAAAATAGAAAGATGGCTGGCGAGCTGCGTAGCAACATCGTCTACCGCATTAAGACAGGGACGTTTGATTACAGGAGTGAGTTCCCAGACTCACCACTATTTAAGAACCAGGCTGGATCGTCAAAGTCGGTAGCTATCAGGGAGGTTGCTGATTTGTGGCTGAAGCTCAAAAAGCCTGATTGGGCTAATAGCTCTTACATCACCACAGAACGCCGTGTGAGGGTGACGCTGGATATCGTCGGCAACGGAAAGGACATCCGGTCAGTCATGCAGAAAGATATTCTCAACCTGCGTATTGAGCTTCTGAATGGCAGTTACTTTACGGGCAGGAAGATGAATATAGAAAAGAAAGGCAGGACGGCGGCCACGGTTAACTCCAGCATGGCAGACCTGAAAGCCATTTTCGCCTTTGCTCATGGCAACGGATATATAGAAGCAAACCCGATGACGGGCATCAAGCCTCTGAAGAAGTCGAATAAGCGGCCGGACCCGATAACGCGCGAGGAGTACCCTCGCCTCATCGCAGCCTGCTCAACGCGTCAGACGGCAAATATGTGGTCACTCGCCATCCTGACGGGATTACGCCACGGAGAAATATGCGCGCTGGCCTGGGAGGATGTGGACCTTGAAGCGAAGAAGCTGACAGTCAGCCGCAACCTTACGCCGCAGGGTCTGTTTACGCCGCCGAAGACAGAAGCGGGAAACCGTGTCATATGCCTGATGGATGCAGCCGTTGATATTCTGCGTGACCAGCGAGAACTGACCCGAATGTATCCTCAGATCTCATTCACTTTTCATACCAGGGAGTATGGCGAGCGAATTGAGGAGCAGAAGACGTTCGTGTTCAACCCCAGCGTGAACGCTGTCAATGGCCTATCGGGAGCATATTACTCAACAGAGTCACTCGGACAGATATGGACCGGCGCACTGAGGCGTGCAGGCCTGCGTCACCGGAAAGCATATCAATCACGTCATACCTTCGCCTGCTGGGCTCTCTCAGCAGGCGCAAACCCGAACTATGTTGCATCGCAAATGGGTCACTCCGATGCGCAGATGGTGTACCGGGTTTATGGCGCCTGGATGTCAGAGAACAATACCGACCAGCTATCACTCATCAACACGAAAATGAGCGATCTTGTGCTACATACGTGCTCCACTAAAGTGGCAGTATGA